CAGATAATGGTCTATTTTCTTCTTGATAAGGTGAATCTATAGAAAAACTAAAAGATAATTTACCATCAGAAATATCATATATTTCATCTATATCGCTATCTTTAATTCTTTCTAATAATCTTCCATTTGTAGGAACTAATATATTGTCAGTGTGATCTTTAACTAAAATGATAAGTTCTTTTAAATAATCTAAATCAACTATAGGATCTCCGCCGAAAAATTCTATGTTAGGTATATGTTCTTCAATAAAACCCATCTCTATAGCATTTTCTAAATACATTTTAGCTCTAGAGATTGTCATTTCAATTAAATTACCTTTATGTTGATCTTTGACCCGATAACAATATTTACATGCATTTTGACACTTCGTGCCAATTATAAATTCTAAATTTGTTATCTTATTAAATTTTGGATCTGTTATAATATCATAACAATCTTTATATGATTCCATTATATATCATTCATCCTTTATAAAATTATACTTCTATAAATTCATAACTATGAAAAATGTCTTCATCTTTTTCTCTAATTGAAATATTTGATAAAGATACATTACTATTTACAATAACTAAAGATGACACAGAATCTTCTATCAGTAAAGAAGCAGAATCACCAGCATTACCTAACATAAATGATGGATTTTTTAAATCCAAATAAACCATTAGGTTAGAATCTCTTGTGGCAATTATTAAATTATTTATTTCTATTCCCGACGAATCAATACTATTTTCACCAAAAGTAATATTCAACATTTAAAGCAACTCCTTTTTAAATTTCTTTACCATATTGTTCTTTCTTTTCCATACCAGATTCTTTTAATATTGTAGTTAAATCTCTTCCATCTGGTAATGTTACTATACAACCATATCTATTATACACACCAAGATAAATAGAATTAATTGTAATTGTTTTTCCTTCAATTAATTCTTTTACTATATTATATGCTTTCATTCCATGAATATATTCTTCTTCAGTTTTAGGTCTCCATGTTTCGGGTGTATCTATCCCATGTAATCTAAATCTTTGTGATGTAGTAATTTTAAAACCAAGATCAACAACACCATCAAAAGTATCACCATCAACAACTCTTGTTACTTTAACTTTATATTCATACAAAATTAATCATCTTCCTTCATTGTTTGTTCTATGTTATTTTCATGAAATTCAAAAAGTTTACGATGATCGTATTCTTCACCCGAATTAATATGATAACCTTTGATATGGTGTGGAACCAATTCACATTCAATCAAAACCCAATCATCTGGAATAGAATCTAATTTATTTAAAAATTTATCTACTTCTTTAAAATTTCTAAATAATTTTCCAGTATCAGTAAACTTTACATTTTTTCTTCCATTGCAATATTTGTTTTCTTTGTTTTTAATTTTATATAATTTCAATTAATAATCACCACCCCAATAAGAATTATAACATAGAAACATTATTTGTCAACATTCATCTTTTTCATATTTTAACATTATTTTTATAATATTATTAATATCTCTAAACAATGATGGTGGTATTCTTGTATCATCCAGTAATTTAACAAGTTGTTGCATTGTATTTAATAATTTAATTGTTTTATTTTTAGTTACTTCATCTGATTTTGTTTTATTCATAAACTCTTCTTCTTCTTGTTTTAATTTATCACAATATTCTTTCATTTCCCTTCTGTCCATGAATAACACACCCTTTTATTTATTATCACAAAATTAAAATCTAAGAAATAATAGATTATTCCAAAAACGACCTTCACCAAGATCATATCTAATTAAGTGAATCACCCGCCCTAAAGGAAGATGTCTTCTCGGCTTAGAGGATAAATTAGTATCTTCCTTACTAATATATTTATTCCTCCTCAATTTATCCTAAACAAATTATAATTTTATATTGATTTTTCTCATAATTTGTTCCAATGATTTTTCCTACAATTTTTCCTTCATACTTGTAGGCTTCTCCTTTTGGAATAACACGAGATTTTCCTTCATTGCCTGAACAAATAAATCTATTTATATTTTTTTCATCTACAATATCTTCAGAATCTACCATTAAAGTACCAGCCATTCCTATTGGTACTTTTTCTCCATTTTGAATTTCTTCTTCTATTCCATATAAAACAAAACCATATGAATCAGATACAATACCAACAACTGCTTCAGATTCTGGAGAAGATATATAGACTTTATTATTTTTAATTTCAACTATTCTATTTTTACAATCATTAAAATGCACTTTAGTTTCAAAACATTCTGCATAATCATTAAATACAGCATTGAAAACTTTAGCACCTGTAATATTTCCACTAGCATTAATATCATTTGTCACATCTAAATTACCATAAATTGTTGTACTATCAAGATCAGCCATTGTTATTAATATCCCTCCTTAAAGGAGTGAGTATAAATAATATTATTATTAAATATTTTTGCACCAATGTTTTTGTTTGGGTTGTACATGTCAAAAAGCCAGGATATTTCCTGTTGGGATAAAGCACGGTTGTAGATACGAACGTCTTGTAATAAACCACCAAAATTCCTATTTTTAACTGTATCTGATAAACTAGAATCGTAATTTATTTGAAAATTAACATTTGAATAGGATGTATTCACGTGTGTTTCTGTTGCTTCATGTATAGCATCAACATATGTTTTAGTTAAACCTTCATTATATGTTATAGTTAATAAATGCCAATTTCCATCATCAATTGACGTAGATGATACTGCGAAATTACCATCACTATTATTATTATAAATGTATTTATGTAAACAAAGTTTTGAATTTATAATTGCCATTGATTGATATGTATTATTACCATATCGTGTTCCTATTATCAAAAAAGCACTATCGTCTGTTGTTTTACACCAAACAGAATATGTAAATTTAGTTAATGACATTATAGTTGTGTTATTAGTCATAATATATTCATACGTTGTATAAGAATTACTTGTATCAAAACTATAAGCCAGTTTGTTTCCCAACCCTTGAACAACTGTAGCTCCATTGTTTGTTCCGTCATTTTTATTTCCTGAATAATCCTTTGTATCTCCATTCAGTGGCATGTATAAAACCAATCCATTTGTTGGACCAACTTCTGAATAACTATAAGAATAAACATTTTGATTTTTAGTAAATGATAAACGTGTTGGTTGAGAATTATCTAAATATTTAACAAATTTTAAATCTTTAATTTTTATATATTGACTTGTATCTGAACCAGTTGTAGGACCACTTCTGTATGTCTCAAACCGTGTCATATCACTCCAAGGTGTATTTGCTGCATCTACATATCCACTAGGAGATGTGATTATATGATGCCAACCGACACCCCAACCACTCCTGTTAACTATATCTTCAGGTGGAACAGTAAATGCAAATCCTTTTGTATTGTTTTCCTTAGTGTATTCAAAACCAGTTAAATAATAATCTACAGAAGAACAGTACACCCACATATCTATTAATGTATTTCCTAAAGTATTATCTTCTTCAACAAAATTAGACACATCTGTATCATCTAATGTCCATGTACCCATACTACCATTAGAATCGTATACATTTTTAGACTGTTCATTTTTTATTAATACATGAGTTGCAGGTGAATTAAACATATTAACATAAAAATTTCCATTCTTATCTATACTAGCTTTTGACTGGTATATCTCTCTTATATCATCAGCAGATAAAGCTGTTGAGTATATTCTTACATCTGAGATGGAACCATTGAAATAATATTGATTAGATGGTCTTCTACCAATGTTAATTATGTTGCTATTACTTCTAATATATGTATTTGTAGTATTTGCTGGTGTTAATTTAATACCATTTTTATATAATTCTATTGTATTTCCATTATCAACGGCTACTAGATGTATCCATTCATTTTCAGCAACATTAGCATAATTTTTAAAATGATAAGAAGAACCATTTCCTATTAAAACTGTTGCACTATTTGTAGATAAACTATGAAAATATAATTCAAAAATTTCTGTACCTAATGATACTATGAATTGTGTAGAAGCTGAACCATAATCATTCCATTTCACCCAACAAGATATAGATTTATTACTATTTAAACTTAAAGAACTTTCTATATAATCATTTATTCCATCAAACTCATAGTACCCATTTCCTATAGGTCCACCCTCTACCCACTTGGGAGATTTTCGTATATCTAGACCAGCTATAAGCTCCTGTACAGATGGGTGAGTACCATCACACTTGTCTACTCTAGGATAAGCCCACCTAACTTCTGTTGATGGATCTGTTGAGTAAAACAAATATGTTCTATGATCTGCTGTAGTAGTTTCAGCTCTCCACTTATAATCATTTTCAGCAGCAACTACTTTATTTCCATGAATATCATATATACCTGATAATACATGGTTTGTTGTTCCTGTATGATTACTTGGTAAAACATGACCAACAAACAAGTACCACGTGTTATAATTTAAGTCTGCATCATATTCACCAACATCTTGTACATTAAAATATGGATTGGTATTGTTTGTTGAATCTGATAAACGAATTACACCATTAGTAGAACCGTATCCATGACAACCAAAATAAACATGTCCATTTCCTTTTGTAACTCTGTTTATCCACACTGAAAATCTATAAGTTGATGTGTTGTCTATACTGAATGAACTTGTATTCCAACCACCGTCAGCATCACTAGCTGTATCATTACCTAATCCTCTCCAGATAGGAATTAACTTAAAGTGTGGTCCATTATCTACAATTATGGAATTTCCATCACCATTTTGACTAAACCCAGTTTGTGATCCATATGTACCAACAACCCAAGTAGATGGATCAAGTATATTTTTATCAGAAAGCTTACCTAAATCTGTATTATTTATTCCAGCACAATCTCCTACATTTCCTTTTCTTACACCATCTACAAATGGAGTAGCATGGTCTTTTGCTTCTAGTTGTAAATTAGCAATAAATATTTCTATACCAGAGACATCACTATCATAAAAAATTTGTGTTATATTATTTGTATCACTGGTTGTAGTAAAGGTGCCTTCCCTGTAATAAAAACCACCTCCCAAATTAATAGTATTATATGATATATGATGCGGTGTATTTATTAAAGGTTGTAAATAAACATTTCCTTCAGAATAACCGGTTCCATCAAAACGTAGATATACATCACCATCTCCTATATTACCACTACTATAATAAATACATGAAAATGTGTATATATTATTTGGATTTACTGGTACATTAGAATTATGTATAAATTTTCTTGTATCATTACCAGTTCCTATAGTTAACCAACCATTATATCCATTTTTAATATCTGTTGTATTTATTAAATGATTAGATATTAGATTAACAGTAGGTTCCTGAAACTGATTAAATGTATAATGTAGTGTTTTACTTTTAGACAATTCTTTTATTTCTTTCATTGAAAGTGGGTGATCATATATTCTCAAATCATACATATCATAATCCATTGGTAATAATTCTATATTATCACCTGTAATTACAGGTTTTTCATTTGGATAATGTGCATCAGTATCTAGAACACCATTTACATAAGTTTGAATCTTTGTTCCAGTACCAACATCATCAGAGTAGCACATATATACTATATGATACCATTCAGCTATATTTAATTCAGTTGTTGTATCTGCACCAGCATTTGATGTTATTGATAATACTTGTCTTAAATGTAATCTATTGTCATTTGGTCTAGCCCAAAAACCTGGGCTTCTATCTGAACTTTGTTGCAAAAATTTTCTATATGATCCAGTATATCCAGTTTTTAACTTAAACCAAAAAGCAATAGAATATATTGGTTTTACTTTACTTGGTAATACATGTATACAATTGTCACCACTGTGAAATATACAATTTGGTACTGGTATGGTATGACCAGCAGAAGTTTCAGCATATTCTCCATCTATATTGGAATCAAATATAGTATACCATGTGTGTCCATCAGGAGATACTTCTGTCTTATTATTATGATATGTTCTCCCATCACCATAATAATGGTATATTTTAACATAAGAAATATCATAAATTCCACCAAGATTAACTATAACAAATCTATTACCAGAACCAGCATCATAATATGGTGTGGTTGTTGTTGTACCATCAGTTAACAAAGAACTCCAACCAGCTGAAGAAGTTACACCAGATTTATTTAATGCTATATTTGTATTATTTGCATCATATGCTTGTATTTCAACCCAATGGTTACTAGTGTTTGAAGTACTTCCATTTATAGAATCACGTATATATTGAATTTTATTTAAACCATTAAAAAGATATCTACCAACTAATGCCATAATAGTTCACTTCCCTATCATCATACAAACACAAAGTCTATAGATTCTGTAGCAGAATTGTACTCCATCTTAACAGATCCCAAACCAATAGAGTTATTAAAATTAGGATTAACAGAGTAGTTAGTAAGTTCAGTTTTAGTATAATATCTGTCATCATGATTATGTGTAACTGAAGCAATCCCAGCTTCTGTTAACGTTTGATTTATCCAACTAGAAATAGATGAATCATAAAGTAATAATTCACCATCAGCAACAGAAGAAATTGCTACATCAGAAATATCATTAATTGAATTAATTGTTGTGCCCGCTTCTCCTGCTTGCCATTCTCCAGCAGTAGCATTCCAGACAAGAGCATATCCATCAGTTGGGGATGAAGCATTAACATCTCCAATATCATTTAAATAATTAACAGTTACACCAACTAATCCTGTCTGCCACTCTCCTGCAGCAGCATTCCAGATTAAACCTTCTCCATCAGAAGGTGTTGTATTTACATTGGATAAATCATTTAATACATGTGTATGTGTATCATCTGATTTTTCATCTAATTCTGTTTGTAAATTTGTAATATCACCAATAACATGTCCATGTCCAGTATCACTTTTTGTTGATGGATCAAAATCTGTTATTTCAGACACTATGTGATTATGTGCATTAGGATCACGGCTATCAGATAATCTACTATCAGTTGTATCAATTAATGTAGCATCTGATATTTTAGCATTCAATTCTGATAATGTAGCACTATTATGTAAAGATCCAGCTAAATCATGTGAAGTTGGTGTTCTACTATCTGAAAGTCTGGAATCATTTCCTTCACAGACTGTATCTGTTGTGCTTCCAAAGTTTTTATTAAATGCAGTATTCTTTGAAAATACTGGTTCATAAGTCCCACTATGATCATGTAAATCATAATCAGATTTAAATGAAGCTATATCGACACCATCAACATTACCAATTAAAGTTAAATTACCAGATTCATCTAAGGACATTAAAGTTTCTGTTTTGTTGTGGTGTGTCCAATTAAATGCATTAGCTGATCCTGTATTTGTATCAATATCAAAAGTAATATCACCATCTGAATAGATAGAAAAATCAGCATTTCCACTTGATTCTAAATTAGCAGATGTATCAAATATTAAATTTCCTGTTATAGTATCTCCAGTATTTTTAATATAATCATCTGCTGTTGCAACTGCCGACACAGCATCAGAATCAGTATAATTGTTATTACTAGTCCAAGGTGTAGTACCATCATCTAGTTTTCCTGCTCTAAGATTATCAACTTCTGTTTGTGTAAAATCATCAGCTGCTATAGGTGTCGAATAAGCAATATCTGTATTTGGAACATTGCCTAATCCAACGTCATCTTTTGTTGTGGCTTGTGCTCTTAAACTAGCATAAGTTCCACTCGAATCGAATGAATCGCCAGTTAATGAAATAACACCTGAAGCATAAGTAATACCAGAACCACCAGATAAATAGGCTTCTACGTCAGAATCGGAATAATTAGTAGCACCATCTTCAATATTAAGATCTGCTCTTACTTCAGCATAGCTCCGCCCTTCTAAGCCACTGGCTGTAAATTTTGCATAATCGTTATCAGCTACGGTCGTAGAATCAATTTTAACTATTTGATTACTACCTATTCCGACATCAACATTAAATGTTCTATCAGTAGTTAAATCACCACCACCAGTTAATCCAGTGCCAGCAGTTAAAGTAATAGTATCGTCTACTTTGTTATCCAAAGTAGTTTGTAAATTATCTACATTTGCAATTGTATGATTATGACTATCATCTGCTACAGTAGCTGTGATTGTAATATTAGTAGAACCATCAAAAGAAGCAGAACCAGATAAATCACCACCAAGTGAAATAGTTCTACTAGTTTCTAAAGCAGTAGCAGTATCTGCATTACCAGTTAAATTACCAGTAATTCCACCATCTGCTGTTAACATTCCTTTAATTAATAATTCGTCAGATATATGTAAATAACCATAAACGATTGTACTATCTAATTGTGCCATTTTATTAAATCACTTCCCATCTTATTATGGGTATTATTATTTATTTTTGTTTGTATTATCAAACGGTTCCCAAAAGAAATCCTGTGTGTTGTATTCCATGACTAATATCCTTCCTTGAAAGAACCAGCATAGATTATATTGTTATTGTATATTTCCATTCCTATGTTTTTGTTGGGGTTGTACATGTCAAAGAGCCAAGAGATTTCCTGTTGTGATAAAACACGATTATAAAATCTAATATCTAATAAACTACCTGTAAAATAATTATCCCCCCATGTATATGTATGTCCACCAAACATTACATTGTTTGTTCTATTTTGATTAATAGATGAATCTGTTGCGATATGCGTTGTTTTTAAATCTCCATTTATATAAAATTTACTTGTAGTTTTATTCCATGTATAAATAACATGTGTCCATTGTCCAACATTCAATATATTTGCAGCACTACAATCCATTCCATTGGTGTGTCCACCGGAATTATTCCAATAAACAAGTTTTATATCCTCATAATATTGATAAATAGACCATTCATACCCCGTTGAAATTTTTCCTATTATACCTTTATCATATATATCAATAGTTGCTGGTTTAATCCAAAAACTTATAGAAACACTATTAGTGTTATTCCAACTTAAATCATAATTACTATCTATATATTGACTAATACCATCAAACTCATAAGCTTGCTTTCCACCTAGACCTTGTACAATTGTGGCTCCATTATTTGTTCCGTCGTTACGGTTCATTGTTTTGTCTTTAGTATCACCGTTCAATGGCCACCAACCGACTAGACCGGAAGTGGGCCCGGTGTTGTTAAGTTCTTTTATTTTTAAAATAGAAGATTTTTTAATATTGTCTGTTAATGTAAAGTTATCTGAATTTCTTCCACCTATCTCAAATCTAGCATCATTTATTTGCGTTCTAGATATTTTAAAATCTTTAAAAGATAAAGCACCCGTGTTGTCCTCATAATTAAAACACCACACTTGACCCGAAGATACGCCCGTCGGTACATTTATTTCGCCCCGCCACAACTTCCAACCATCTAATAATATTAAATCAGCTCTATTTACTGTAAAATATGTATAACCAGAATTAAACACTATACCAAAATAAGGTTTGGCTCCGGTTTCTGGTTTATATAAACATTGTCCATATATTTTCTCTCCAGGGACTAAATTAAAAGATGTTTTAGACCGGATTCGATGATATGTACCATCACCATCAAAATTTACAACTCTAGTACCATTCGGACTTGGTACAGTAGAGTCTGTGGTTATATGTGCAGTACCAACATCAACATGCCATTCACTAAAATCGTTACCGGCATTATAATCACCAGCGGTAGCTTCGTTAAAACTAGCATCACCAATAAGATTATGATTTTCTATTATCTCATTACAACTTAAGTTCTTATTCTTATCAATACAGGCACCGGATTGGTACAAGTCTAAAATATCGTTAGAGGAGAGATCTTTAGCATATACACGTATATCAGAAATGTAACCTTCTAAATTTGTACCAATAGACATGGTGCTTCCGAAACCGGACGGTATATCTGTTTCACTATAATTAGTAGACGTACCATGTAATATGCCATTGATATATATTTGACATCGTTGTGTATTTGTATTTAAAACATATGCTATATGAAACCATTCATTTTCTGGTATTGTTATATCAGAATATGTATATGAATCATTGTCACTAGAATTTATATATAATAAAGCTTTACATGTCGATGCGTGTGTTATTCGACATCCAGAATTAAACCCAGATATTAAATACATAGAACCAATAGAGTTATCTGGTACATAGACCCAGCCACACACTGTCCATGATTGATTAATATTATCATTAAATATTTTTGTCCTGGAAAAATAACGATCGCCATCAAACACATAATACCCACTACCTACAGGTCCACCTTCTACCCACTTGGGTGTAGTAGATTCTGCCAAGTCTGCGTGATTATCAAGTCCACTACAGTCGTATACTTTAGCGGTACGAGAACCATCTACAAATGGTGTGGCGTGGTCTTTCTTTTCAATTTGAATATCAGAAACCAATGCAGATCCTTGGTCTGTAACATAAAATTCAGGGTTAAATTTTACTTGATCTATACCCGTTGGTATTGTAAAAGTAGAAGTTATACTAATAACATCTGTTATTTCTGTTGAATTATAAATTCCATTGTTCTGAACCCAGCTACCATTAGAATAATATTTAATAAATATAGTAAATCTATCGTAAATTATCTCTGTAATTTTGAATTTACAAGATACTGTATATGTTTCACCTTCATTAACAGTAAATCCCTGGTTTATAACTGCTGTGTTATCGTCTGCAGATTCTATTAAAAATGCTTTTCCAGATGAAGACCAGTCAACATCAACAACATCAATATTAGAACCGGAATATGACCAATCGGTCAATCCGTTTGAAGCATTACCATTACTAATATAATTCGTCGTCGGTTCCTGAAATTGGTTGCATGTGTAATGCAGTACTTTACAGTTAGCTAAGTCTTTTATTTCGTTGAGTGAGAGCGCATGGTTGTAGATTTTGACGTTACTGAGTCCACAGTTTATTGTATTTCGCCAACCACCCTGTGTTCCTCGTCCAAAAAATATGTTATAAGAATTAGTTTGCCATGTAGTTAAGCGCGTTGAGGATCCCATCAATACGCCGTCTTTATAAAAATAACTACCTGTTCCATTAAACACCATAACCAAACACATCCACACACCAATCGGAAAATCTGTATTATCCATTGGTTGTTGTAATGTTGTGTCTTCTTCCCCCAAAACCATAACTATGTTATTCTGTTGAATCCCTATAGCAAATCCACCCGCTTCTGTTAGCGAATAAAACTCACTACAGGACAACACAGCACCTTGTTCTGCTGAAGAAGTTGGGTATGAATCTATTTTTGCCCAACATGAAATAGAAAAATCTTGATCGTCTACAAAGATTTCATTACACTGTACATTACTATTTATATAATCGTCTTCCGCACTATCGAAACTGTAATAACTCCCAAACGGTCCACCTGTAGTTAGAGTGGCGCCGTTATTACTAGCATCATTGTGAAAAAACGAATGATCTTCGACATCAATAAAATAATCTTCCAAATTAGACATACCAGAAACAAATTTTGCGACTATTAAATCCGTTTCTATAGGAGTAAAAGTGCTTCTGCTTTCGTTATTGTAATAGTACCATTGACTGTTGTCATACTCTACTGCAACAAAATGATCCGCACTGCTACCGTATCTTGTCAGACCGCGCACACTCAATGTGTCATATGTATGCATAACATATAATTGTTTACCAGTAGCGTCAGGCGAAGCAAGACCACTATTGATACTGCCTATTAACCGAGTTCTCCCGTCCAGATCTTGAAAATCACTTCCAGCGATACCGATCTCCCCAGGATTCGATCCACCAGCAAAATAGTTCTCTGTCCATGTTATTTGATTTTTTATATAACCTTTAACAATACCATGTATATATGTTTTTTTAGGAGCACTCAACGGCCACCAACCTACTAATGCCATAATCATTCACCACCAATCATCATGCAAACACAAACTTAATGCATTCGTTTGTTGAGTCGTACTCCATGCGAGCAGATCCGTTGTCAATAGAGACGTGGCCTGCTGCTGTGAAGTTTCCTGTCTCGTCTACTTTAGCTATCGGATCGTTTGTTTGTCCATTTGACTTAATCGCAAACAGCTTATCCGTATCGTTATTATTATGATCTATAACAACTTCAACAGTACCCATGCTTTGTAAGCTCAAAACGTTAGTAGACGAAGCACCGGAATCAATAACAGCTAGAGATTTATTTATAGATAAATTTCCAGTTAAAGTTCCACCACTTAACTGAAGATAATCACTATCATGATTATGATCACCTTGTGCTACCTGTGCAGAACCAGTACCAATATCACCATTGGCAGAAAGATTTTCATATGTTACAGCAGAAGCAGTTATAAAATCAAGATCGTGTGCTTCATTACCATGGCTAGTTGGTATTCTAGCATCTGATAATCTACTATCATTTCCTTCACAGACAGTGTCAGCTACAGTACCAAAATTTTTATTGAATGCTGTATTTTTTGAAAATACCGGTTCATAAATTCCACTATGGTTATGATCATCAGCAGAAATTCCAGCTTCTGCTAAGGTTTGATTTATCCAAGAAGTACCATTCCATAATAATAATTCACCAGAAGTATTAGAAGTAATTGTTGTATTTGACAAACTATCTAAAGAATGGTTATGTGTATCATCTGATTTTCCGTCTAATTCTGTTTGTAAATTTGTAACATCACTAATAGCATGATTATGACCCACATCACTTTTTGTTGTCGGATCAAAATCTGTTATTTCAGATACAGTATGATTATGTGTAGTTAAAGAATAATCAGAAATATTAAAATCTTTAGTAGTATATAGATCATAACTGGAAGCACCATCATAATATTCTAAATTTCCATCATGATCTAATTGTAAATAAATACCAGTGCTTGTTGACTCAAAACGCAGCTCGTTTCCAGCAGTGCCGGTTGTAGATCCAACGTACTTTATGTTCCAATCAAAAGAACCGTTGCCCATTCTTATTTGGGCGTCCTGTCCATCCAGCGTTGTATCGCCACTAATAACTATGGCGTCGCCTGCCTTGTCTATAGTAAGAACACCAGTCATAGTATCGTCAGTGTCACTTCTTAAAAACTGCGTGCTATCTAAATTATCTAATTTTTCGGAATCGGACGCTTTATCCGTTATACCTAGATAATCAGAATCGTGATTGTGTGTATCATCAGATTTATTATCTAAAGCAGTTTGTAATCCATCTACATTAGAAATAATGTGATTATGACTATCATCTGCTACAGTTGTTGTAAGACTAAGATTACCATTTGAATCAAATGTGGCTGTACCAGTAACATCACCAGTTAATGCTATTTCATTATCTTCTCTAACAATAGTTTTTTCAGAACCAGATAATCCTGCTTTCCATAAATCATTTGATTCATCCCAGATAATGGTTGAATTAGTTAGTGTACCACGTTCTATTTCTAATCCACCATTTTCAGTTGGTGTTGAACCAGAATAATTATTATTTAATACAAGAATATTATCATTTATTGTTATAGTTTCTGATTCTATTGTAGTTGTTGTTCCTTTAACTGTCAAGTTTTCAACTACTAAATTAGCATAATCAGTATCAGCATTATTCCTAACTTCAATTACACCAGAATTATTTTTAATTTTAGGACCAGAAGAACCTATATAAAAAGTTGATGAACTTGTTCCTACATCAGTATTCTGATTATGTTTTTTAGAAACAGCATCTTCTATTTCTGAACCAGTAGAAGTAATATCTGAAAATTGATTTACATTTCCTGATTTTAAAGCTAAATCAGAAGTATCTGTTATTCCATGTATTGCTGTTGTATCGGAAGCATGATTACTTAATTCTGTATCAGAAGCAGCATCTGTTATTCCATAGCCTGCTAATGTTGTTGGTGTGTTTGTAAAATTATTCCAATTAAGATAATAAGTACCATCTTGATTATCTAATTTATCTGAATCAACAGCCGTTGCTGCTATACCAAGATAATTACTATTTACCCAAGTTTGTGTGGCAATAGCATTTCCATTATGATTTAATGTTGCTGAAACAAAATTAACTAAATCACTATCCCTATAAAATTCTGCTAACGGTGTTGGTGTTGTTGTATTTGGATATCTGTCGATATAAAGAATATTATCAGTTGAGTTATATCGTAAACCCATTCCATGTGTAGGTGTTTCAAAAGTAACAAGTTTTGCTTCATATCCATTTTCAGCCCACATTTTTAATTCTCTATTAGCATTAACACCATCTTCACCAATTTGTATATAATCATTTACTATTAAATCGCCAGTTATTTTAGCATTACCTTCAACTTCTAATCTTTCATTAGCAGTAGTGCCGCTACGCACAGTGTTACTAATTTTAACAGTTCTGTTTGTAGGATCTATTAAAAAACCGTTTCTATATAAATGATCCGAAAATGATCCTGTCCAACTATCTAGATTTGTACCTTCCCAAGTTAAATTTTGTAAATAAGGAAGAGCTAAATATGCTTCTATACTACCATCTGATTCGGGTATAAAGCCTAAAGACATAGCAAGATTATCTAATGATGTTATTTGTGATGTTGATACTATCGCAGAATATCGATACCAACCATCCGTAGCAGCCTGTATATCTTCTTTACTTACACTGTTGGGTGGGTTTGGTTTGGCTCTGTAGCCAGCATCACTACCAACACCAAAAGAATCACCCGATATCATTTTTACCCAACATGTGAATAACCATTTAGCTCCTAATGAATTATAATCGAAAGTCATGGTCACCGCACAATGATTCGCACCATCATCATAACCAACCCAGCTTACTAGGGGGTTGTTGGTTATTTTTAAAATGTGTCCATCTCCAACATAATGCCAACCATCATACATCCCACCGCGACTAATTCTGGGTCCTTTATTATAATGTCCAAACCAATATGATGCATCGGGTCCAGTGGCGTCGTTAACGCTACTTACGAATTCGGATAAATTAGCATTATAATACTCTGTTGAGACATATCTACCTTCAAACGCTTTATCTAACGGACTTGTTGCTTCTATGCTTAAATAACTTGCATCGCCATTAAATACTGAAAAACCGACGGGAACACCACTATCTGTTAAAATACTCATATAACTATTATATATCATGTTTGGTACAAGAGGGAACCCACCTTTAGCAATTCCATCAACATTCAAATTACTATTAGAAATAATTAAATCACCAGTTATTGTTCCGCCAGTTAATTGTAAATAATCGGAATCGTGATTATGAGTATCATCAGATTTATTATCTAAAGCAGTTTGTAAACCTGTAACATCTGATATAATATGATCGTGTGATAAAGGTGTTCTTGCATCAGATAATCTTGAATCGTCATCCAAAACAACACTTACAGTATTTACCGTTAAATCATTTAATACATCTAAAGATCCATCAATATCCACATCACTATCAATCCATATATCATCCGTAGCAAATAAATTAATATTACCCATGGTACCTAATGCAGATATTGATATATTTCCACCAGATGATTCATTTTCAATATTAATGTTTTTTGAATTTAATGTTGATGGTACCGATATAATTGATCCACTTTTTGAATTTAATTCAATTGAATTATTAGAAGCTAATAATAATGAACCAGTTTCGGATGTTAATGTTAAATGGCCTACACCAGATGTTTCAATATTCATATTTTGATCAGTATCCGTTGATATTACTATAGTATCAGATACATCACTTATTACTTTTTTATCATTTACATATAATGAATTTGCACCTACATGAATATCGTCTGCATAAATATGCGCAAATCTATTTATGTCAGATCCAATATTATAAGTACTATCAGCATCGGGTAAAATTGAACGAGTTGTCAATGTACCAGTTAAGGTGCCACCGGTTAATTGTAAATAATCGGAGTCATGATTATGTGTAGAAATTTGTGTGTCTACATAACTTTTAGTTAAAATATCATTATCAAGACTAGGACCGTTGCCCAAATATTTTGTTCCCATTTTATATTTTCACATCCTTTACGATTAGAATTATACAAAGAAGTGTTATTGGTAAATTTATTTTTTATTATAAATACTTAAACACTTCATTCATATAATTTAATCAGGATTTTATCCTACTATAACAACTCTAAATTCATCAGTAGTTGGTGCTTGAGCAAATTTAAATGTTGTTGTATTTAAATCGGTGTGTTCAATATCACACATTATTTCATCATATGGTGATGTGTTTCTGTATATTTGAATAGTTGTATCTCTAGTACCAAGGTTGTGTGTAACATCTAATGCTGTTGATACACCATCACCTATAGTAGCTGAATACTTAAATGTCATATTAGCGTGAGTATGATCACCCGGTGCTACCTGGGCTGCTCCACTACCAACATCACCATTAGCGTCCAAGTTTTCGAAAGTTACGCCAGATGCTGTTATAAATGTTTCATCGTGTACTTCATTACCGTGTGAAGATGGTGTAAATGAAGCTGGTATATTTGAAAAATTATTCCAATTAAGATAATAAGTACCATCTTGATTATCTAATAAATCAGCATTATCTGCGGTGGCATGTAAACCTAAATATTCTGTGTCGTGATCGTGTCCGGCTGTAGCAAAACTACTTGAATCATAGGCAGACGAAGCTAATTTAGTACCGTCATAAACTAAAAATTTACTTGTAGTATAAGAAGCATTATTAGTACCACCGTTAGCAACTGCTAAAATACCAGTAGCGTTTGCTAGATTTCTATCAGAAGCATGATAGTGGCTAGTGGAATCCCCACCGTCTGTCAAATCAGTGTGTTGTGCTGCTGTTAAATGGTAATATTCACCAGTATCTCCACCTTGTAATCCAGACAAAGCAGAGTGATTAGTAGTTGAACCGAATGTCACCCAACCAGTACCATTATAAGTTACCTGAATATTTTCATCTTCTACCCAAGCACAGAAACCTTCATCAGGAGAAGAGAAAATCCAAGCAGCTCCGTCCCATTCTGCTATGTATCCTTCATAACCAGCCCAATCACCAGAAGCACCAGAAGCAACAAGATATCTATCTCCTTCTGCTGGTGTACCCGGTGGTGATGCTAAATCTCGATCAATTACTGATTCTTGCCAATCCAACCCCTGAAGTAAGCTATCGACATAATCTTTAGTAGCAAGATCAGCACCAGCTGATGGTGTTACACCACCGACAGGACCAGTAAATGCTCTAGTACCATCTACTAAAATATATTGTTCGTGATCATCATTAGTTAAATTCGATAAATTACTGTGACTAATATTTGCTTCATTAACAGTGAATATTGCATTATCACCATATGTAGCATCGTCATTTGTTACTACTACATCTAATAAATTATTTGCTGATCTTAAAGTAAATGTATCTGTTTCTGTATCTGCCGATGCTGTATTTGTACCGTCAGAAAATGTTGAAAAAGCATTTTGGTTAACATCGGCACCTGCTGCAATATTAGTTAATTTATTTCTTTCTACTGTTGTAATTATACTGCCAGAACCAGCGTTTGTTATAGAATCCAATACAGTTTTATTACTATGTTCATGTAATTCATCTACAGTGGCTACTTCTAAAGCATCGGTACCATTATAAAATTTTATTTTCTTTGATAATGCATCAGAATTATACCATAACTGACCTTCCAATGGTGTTGCTGGATCAGTAGCCAAAACTTGCAATAAACTATTTAATAATTGATTTTGATTTAAATCAATATTAACATAAAATTGTTTAGCCATGTTTTTATTCACCTATCTTTTCTTAAAAAAATATTTAATTCAAATAAGCACGACCAGAAAATAATGACTTAAATGTTAATGTGATTGTATTTCTATCTATATATTTAATATCACCTATTACTTCCCTTCCTGTTGAATCTACAATTGTTACAGAAGGAAATCTATTTAAATTATGTGTTATAGTCCATATTTTTGAAGCTGTTTCCTGATTATGTATAAATGTGTTGTTTTTATCATCTACATATTTTTTAGTTGCTGGATTATAATTTTCTGTTGGTACATAAGGAATAGTGTTTGTTTTATTAATATATTCGGTATCGTGTTTATGACCATCAACTGAAATTGAATTATAATTCATTCCATCGGATGATAATACCCATTTATTTTCGGTTACATCATATGTTATTGATGGATTATTTTCTGAACCTATATCTGCTTCTAAAATTACATCGGAGGAAGTATCACCGGAACCCAAAACTAAATCATCTGCATAAATGGATTGCCATCGTTTTTGTTTTGTGCCTAATGAACCTTCCTTGTTTTGACGTGGCACAATATTTTTAGCCATTCAAAATTACTTCCTCCTTTCAATTAAATTAAAAAAATTAATAAGATGTTTTTCTAAAAATTATTATTTACTTACCATCTAGCTTTAAATGTATGTTTGGGAAATGGAACAATTGTATTTCTTGAATTTTGAAATGGTAAAAATTCACTAACTTCCCAGTTATTACCATCTGCACTTTTAATTACTTCTATTGTACCTAAAAATATTCTATATTTTTGAATCCATTGATCTGTTGGTGTATCATAATATAAAACTTTTCCATTTGAAAATTTTCTACCACCAAAGCCATTTTCATAAATACCATAACAATATGGATAGAAATTATATATATAATATCCATCTTTTAATCTCAAACCAGTGATATTTTCTTCTACAGAAATATTAAATTCTCTTGTAACTCTATCATTAACGTGATGTGTAAATATCAAATCCCAAGTTTCTCCATAATTTTGTGTTGTATAAATTTTAGGATCATAGTCTGAATAATCGCTAGTATAATTCTGATATCTGAAATAAATATATGAACAATAAAAAGAAGTTCCATGAGAACATATCATATTTAAATAATTACTGTCAAACCATATAGCTGAAGAAGAATAAGCTTCATCTAAAAATTTATAAAAATCAGAATAATCACTAACAACTGTCCACCTAAAATGATCTCTTAAATCTCTCCAAATATAAGCTATATTAATATAATCATCAACATTCATATGTTCAGCATCAAATATTACTTCCCCAGATATAGGATCATATTCTGCATAAACCAAAAGTCTATATTTGTTTGCTCCATATTGTGGCGAATGTTCTATTTTAGTTGGAATTATATCTATAATATTATTTGTATTTATTGTAACTTCATGATCTATTGGTGTTATTCCATCTTCTTCAAACCCGTCTGCAAATGATAATATTATTGGATCTTCAGGAGAAGCAAGAATTCTTACCTGATTTTTATTTTCTAATTCTACATTATAAAATTGTAACATATATATTCTTACTTCAGATACAGAAAATGAATCAAATAAAACTCTATGATATTTAAAACTTCTTCTGTTTTCTAACGGTATATTATATTCAACTTTATTTTTTCCTGTGTCCCAAGTCCAAGAAACTGAAACAGAATGTAAATCTATCCATGATATTCCATCTGAAGATCCTTGAACTTTCCATGAATTTGGTGTGTATCCATTTTCAGTTATAAATGCGTAAGATTTAATTGTTTTTGAAATAAAAGAAGAAGTGTGCTGTAAATAATCATTTACAGTTGTAGTAGACCAATATGTTCCATTATCAGCCATATCATTTCCGGTTTGAGAAATTAAACCATTTATACCATCTTCATTCATATCACTTACTATTCCTAAAAATTTCTGGGAAATATACTCCACTGGCTGAAATTAGTCCAGGGTTTTCATAATATGCGGGCATTAATGGATCAGATAAATGTTTACAATTTATTATTGCATTTCTTGAAAATAACCCTGTTCTTGAAACATTTACAAGATTTGATCTTACATCTCTTCTATATAAATCCTTGCTAGGTGCAATTGTTGATCTTAAATTTTTATTTATTTCCAATTTTATCACAACCTTTTATAATTAAAAAAATTATTCTTCAATAAAATAACATACTAGATTTGTACTTCCATCGGGAATTGTTGAAAATTCAATAAGATTTTCTTCAAGATTCACACTTTCTGTAATTGTAGGATCTATAGTTTCTTTTACTCCATCTGCTGTTGCAACAAAAACAACAGTATTTGCTACAATTCTATTCAACCCTAATATATCACCAATACCTACTGAAATTGTATCACCAGTTGCATTAAATGCAGGTAATGTAATTCCAGTTACAGTTTTAAATGCTTTTGTTCCTGAAACTGTGTTTGTTCCATTTGCAACAATTGTTTCAGAAATAACTTCATCATTATAGTTAGTTCCATCTATTACTACATTTCCTGTTATTCCAGAAGCATTTCCTGTAATTGAAAGAATTCTTGGTATATCTGGATTTGTGATACCAGTTGTGACATCTGTTGTCACTCCATCAGCCAATGCTGTTGCAGCTAATACATAATCTACTGTAGATGCTGCTGGTGCTGTAAATGTTGTTTTTTTCATCGCAACTTCTATTTCATCTAATGTTGCTTTATTTGTATGTGTATGTAATTCTGTGTGATCATATGTGGATTCGTGTGTAGAAACTTCTCCAATTGCTTCATATGAAGCATCATGGTTGTGATCTCCTTGTGCTACCTGACTAGTACCGTTACCCACATCGCCATTTGTATTTAAATTTTCAAATGTTACACCGGTTGATGTTATATATGTTTCTGAATGATAAGTATTGTTATGAGAAACAGGTGTTCTAGCATCTGACAATCTACTATCATCGCCAGCACAAAGTGTTCCGGCAGCAGTTCCAACATCGCCATTTGTATTTAAATTTTCAAATGTTACACCATCTGCAGTAATATAAACTTCAGAATGAACAGTATTATTATGCATATTAACAGCAGTATATGACAGTGTGCTCCATTGATTTATTCCATCTCCAATTTTTATTAATCCAGTGTCTGTTTCAAATCCTACTTCACCCAATTCTAAAACAGGATCGGCAAGAATCCAATTTGCACCAGTATCTCTGCGTACCATATATTTTGAAAACATCATTTATTTTTTCCTCCTTTAATTTTATAATTATGCGAATGCGTTTCCGCAATCAATTTTATATTTATCAAGATATGCTTCTTCCGGCGTACTTGCCCACCCACCATTGAATGCGGCAAAAAAGGCACCACCACCATCAAGCGAATAAGACAACTCACCGGTATCTATTGTTGTATTAATTACAGCCATACCATCTAAATCAAAAATACCACTTCCGCTTACGTCGCCACTTAGAACAACTAAATCATCTTCACGTATTATAGTTTTTTCATTTCCAGCTATTCCAGCTTTCCATATTACATTGGTTTCATCCCATATAATATTAGCATTACCATAATCACCACGATTAATTTCTACACCAGCATTTTCTGTTGGTGTTCCCGTAGCATTGGAATTTAAAACAATTATATTATCATCAATAGAAACTTCTTCTGTATACAGCGTTGTCGTAGTACCACGTACTGTCAAATTTCCAACTTCTATATTTGCGAAGTCATCATCCAAATTTGTTCTAATCTGAATATCACCAGCATTATTTTTAATTAATGGTCCATCTGTACCAATATGAAATGTAGTAGAAGAAGTACCTGAATCTGTGTTTTGTTCATGTCTTTTTGTAACGGCGTCTTCTATATCAGCACCGGGACTTGTTATATCAGCAAACTGATTTAATGAACTTGATTTATATGCAAGATCGGATGTATCGACTATTCCGTGTACATTAATAGTTGTATCAGCATGTGTATTTAATTCTGCTGGTGTTATAATGTCTTCTGTTATACCATACCCATCTATAGTAGTTGGTGTATTTAATATACGTTGCCAATCAACTTGTTTCTTTCCAAGATCTTCACCTTCGAAGAAATCATCTATTTCAGATTCATTATAATAAATTGTATCCAATATACCACCATTTAATTCTTCTTGAGTATAAAATGATGATGCTTCAGAATTAGGACGTCCCCATTGTCTTGACATAAATATAAAAATATCGTCCGGTTGTAATGGTTCAGTTAAAATAACTTTTCTTAATACAGTATCAATTGCATAATCAACATTTTCCATTTGATATACACCATTTATATAAACAGCATATTCTTTTGTATAATCATTAAAATAATTAACTATTTCTATTTCTGTTTCACCACCAGCAACGGATATATATGTTTTTTCTGATGACATTCTTTCAACAAAAACAGTTTGTACTTCTTCGTCTTTACCAAATTCTAATTGTTCAATATAAACATTATCTGGAAATATATCACCGTTTATAAAAATTTGATAAAGTGGAAAATGTTGCAATGGATCATATTCGTTTTCTGATATAAATACTAAAGATGCTGCCGGTGGTGGTGATTGTTTTTCATAAATATAATCAATAGCTAAATAATAAATACCTGGTGTAGTTGGCCATGCTTCATTGAATGGTATAAAACTTTCATCAGTAAATTTAATTACCACATTATCTTTTACTGCTATACCATCGGTAACATGAAGATATGGGAGACTATCATCAGAATCATAAATTAAATCAGCCATTAATCCAGAAACTTTATATCTATCACTACCACCGATTGATGTTATTTTATTTATAATATCACTATCGTATTTACTTTGTGGATCTATTGTTCTATCTTGTATTTCATCCCAATCGGTTGTTGGAGTATATATAGACATTTTAAGTATCAACTCCTATAATTTTCATATATATATTAAATATTAATGAGTATTATCATTTATTTTTTGCTTGTATTGTCAAACGGCTCCCAAAAGAAATCCTGTATGTTAGTAGTGTATTCCAATATTTAATACCCATCCTTATTTTGTTTTTGAATTTTTTAAACTCGTTATCCAAGAATTTAATAGTGTTAGTGATACATCGTTTTTTTCGTCTTTGGATAATGTTTCAATTTCTTCAATACTAGTCCACCTAGAATCTTGTATTTCATTTTGAAATTTAATGTGTTCCTGTCCTTTAAAAGCCGAACCTACAACAATGTGAATTGTTCCTAGTTTTTGTATATCCATAGATGATGGCATTACATATGCTTCGGCCGAACCTTTTAGAATATCTTCAGCATCTCCTAAAAAATATGAAGCATTTTTATAATATTTGCTAGGACCAAATAAGCAACCCCAACTACCATCATCTGTGAAACGTAAAATGTAAAACTTTGTACTAGTTACTACTTTTACAAATTCATCAAATGGAAGAATTTCTTCACCATTTAAAAAAGAAGTTTGTGTTAAAAAAAGAAAATAACCGTATTCCTTACCAAATAATTTTTCATCAAGCATGTCTTCTCTAAATTGTTTTTTGTCACTAACTAATCCATGAATCTTCTTTGTCACGAAAAAACAGCACCTTCCACCAACATATTTGCTGTCATAATTAATTATAACAGCAAACACATTACTTGTATTTTTCTTTTGCTTCTTCTTGATTCATTCTAAGGAATAAATAATTATCACCTTTTGTTTTAATTAATGAATAATATCCTTTTGTTTTTTTCCCTTCAAATTTAACTACAATGTTAGAACTCCATTTATATATTACACACTTTCCTGTATCATAAATATCAACTGTTCCAGCACCATATTCGCCTTTTGGTATCTCGCCTTTAAACGTCATCCAATATAAATCATGATCAGGTGTTCTAACTGCTAATATTTTTTCACCATCTTTTTCTGGAACATGTGCTTTAGGCAAAGCCCATGAAGATAACTTATTACCTTTCTTTATTCTTAAATCAAAATGGTGGTGTGAAGCATAATGATCATGAATAACAAATTTTGAATTATGTGGATATGTTTCTGTTTCTTCTTTAAGTATATTTATGTATGTTTTCCCTATTATTTGTTCCGTGGTTTTTTTAACAGATTTTTCGTTTGTTAACAATTCTACTAAGATTTCATCAATATATTTCATTCTTTCTTCTATATCCATTTGTGTTAATTCTTCATACATATTATATTTAGATTTTTTATATTGTTTTGTTAATGCATAATATTCTCTCCATTGATTTTCTATTGTTGGATAAATATCATCATTAGTTGGTTTGGTTTTTTCTATAGGTTTTAATATTAAAACAGATATATTTTGTTTCTCTGTATCTAATATATCAGAAGTAGGTTCCCATCTATCTAATTTTTTATCACCAGTATAACAATATAATTTAGCAAGTATATCTTCCATACTACAATCCAATATAATAAGATTTTGTCTTTTAGGAATCTTTTCTAATAAAGATATTTGTTCTGTAAGTACTTCGGATAAAAACTGTTTATATAATTTTTTATCTCTTGATTTATTCCATGGTAATATTTTCTTTTTTAATTTCCATTCTTCAGCTACTTTTACAAAAGCATCGTTAACTACATAATAATTCATATTAGATAATTCTACAATTAACGATGTTTTACCTGAAGATTTTGGACCTGATAATATAAGTATTTTTTTTCTGTCACCCGATATATTTTTATATTTCATAATATTATGCCTCCAAATTAATAGCAAAAATACGATTGATACCTTTAGATTTTGGTGATAATAAAGAATTCATTAAAGATGATTTCATACCAATCGATGCTATATTTAACATTTCAGAAGTAGCATCGGATAATTCTGGATTAAATCGTGTAGGATCTATTTCTTGATTATAAAATATAAATTCGTTTCTGACATTCATATTATTTACAAATTGTTGTTCATAGATTGCGGACACTTGTTCTAAAAATCTCCGTGCTTCTTTAGAATATCTTAATTGGTTATCGAGAACAGGATTATTATGTTTAATTCTTCTTAAAGAAACAGATGATAATTGTTCTGTTTGTGTTGAATTCAAAACCATATCTTTTATTTGTGAATCTAAACTTTTAGTAATATTATCCGATACACTTAATAATGTAGATAAATTATTATTTGATTCTGATAAAAAAGAATCTATATTTTGTGCAGTCATCTGATTAACTGTAGCTAATGCAGCTATGGTTTCCGTTGGCTTAGTAGTTATAATACCATCAGTAATATTGGAAATATTAGCATCAGATAATAAGGAATTTAATTTTGTTTTAGTATCTGATTCTAATCCAGCAAATGTAGTATCAGAAATACTGTTAACACCATAAACATCAAACGACTTTAATGAAGAAGTTGTAATGGTTTTAGGAGTTCCATTTAAAAAAGCATAGTCAGATACATTACCAGTTAAATGTGTTATGTTATTTAATTCTAGTAGATTAGCATTATTTAAATCAACAGCATTGACTGATAATTTGTTTTCAGATGGATTAAATTGCATGGCTAGATTTTGTGTATAATAATTTTTAAACATATCAGATGTATCTGTTGATTCCATTGTTAAATCTGGTATTTTAGGATATTCTATTCTATTATAATTTTTATGATATGGTGTTGTAGTGTTTTGTATATTTTCATCACGTGCATTGTGTGTTTTGATATTATATTCATTTCGAAATATTCGTGAAAATTTTTTACCAGCAGTTCTATTATTTGCATTTTTAGTGAAATTTGAAATATGTTTTTCCATAGTAGGAAAGTCTTCGTTTTCAGAACCAGCTTGAACCATGACACTATATAAATCCTGTATAGTTATAGAAACTTCTATATGTCTGGGAACTTCATTTAAATTAAATTCATTTAATGGAGCAGTCCATACAATATTTGAAATACCACCTAACTTAACATCAAGAAAATTCCCTAATCTGGCAGATATATATGGTGGTTCAACAAAAGATATATTATACCCACCAACGGGTAATGCTAGTTTTAATAATATACCGAGTGGTTCAATAATATCCTTTCTATATAATTCAGAATTAGGATCAGTTGCCATTGTTCTTAATTCAATTGTAAACGTCCAATTCATCGTTGTCTGTGAATTTTGCCATATATTAGGTAAATCGATTCTAGCACCCGCTAGCATTCCTCTAGCTACATCTCCCGCTAATGATGTCATAACACGGGCCGGCATTTCATTACCATACGTGGCAGCAGCTTCCTTTAAAACACCAACAACACGTTTCATAAGTGTATCCAAATACTCCTGTCCTTGGCCTAAATTTGTATGTAATGCCCCGCTACTGGTTTTCATCAACTGTCTAATTTCACCGGCCGTATTAAATCTAAGGGCACTAGATAAATCGGATTCAATATTAGATGTATTATATTGATTTGTGTGTGAATAATTTATTGCTGAATCTGGTATAACTGCAAATTTATATTCAGGACTTAACTTAGTTACATTTAATGGTTTTGTTGTATCATCCCAGTCACAAAAAGATGCTATAATTTTTAATGTTGGAAACGATGCTTCTAATAATTCTTTTGATTCAAAATAATCAGCATCGGTTTCCAGTCCTATTGGTGGCAACCCCATTATTCTTTCTATATAGGGAAATGAAATATCTTTAGATGATGTTAACATAGAATCCATTTCTTCTTCAGTTAACTGTATATTTGTATAACCAGCATTAACAACTCCATCGACTGAACCTGAATTAGAAGATTGAGAAGCAGCCGGCTCTTCTACTTCTTCGTTGCCACCATCTCTGTTATTAGTCTTGGCATTTGTTTGACCCGCTGGTGATTCCCGGGCTACGTTTATATAAGAATAATACGCGTCCCAATCGCGTTGTATTTGTTCATCTTGTGATATTTCTTCTGTATTATTAGTATTGTCTGCCAACATCTATCCCTCCTTTATAGTTGAAAAATGGAATGAATCTATCGATTCTTATAAAATACCGCTATCAATAGCAGGCATATAAATACGATGATACGCCTGTTCTTTAGAACTACTAGATTCTTCTTCTCGTTTAGTTTCCTCAGAAACAGCAGTAGCATTATTTTCTGAATGCATATTAATAACAGAACCAATGTTCAGAGTTCCGAGACCAGCCACATTTTTATCTATTTCACCATTCTTCATTCTTTTCGCTGCTGTTTCGGAAATGCCAAGTTTAACTGCAAGATCTTGTGCTGATAATTCACCAAGAGCAGAAATATAATGTGCGGTACCTTTATATTTAACTTGTGCAAATTTTCCTGAATCTTTTAATCTCTGTAAGAACGCCTCATCTAAATTTTCTTTGTTAAATGCTAAAGGTGTATTCTTTAAAACCACATTAGGATCTAACGATGTTCCAGTTTGCATATCTTGGAAAGCTAAATGAAGATGTGGTCCTGTAACTCTACCGGTTGCTCCGGATACACCTATTGGTTGCCCAGCATAAACTTTATCTCCGGCTTTAACACCAAGTTCGCTTAAATGTCCATATAATGATGTAATGTTTCTACTTGGATGTTTTATTTTAACAAAATTTCCTATATTATCTTGATATCCAGATGATATAACCTGTCCGTCAAAAAGAGAATATAACGGTGTGCCTGATGGTATTTTAATGTCCACACCACCATGGAAACTTCGTTTTCCTGTAATCGGGTGTGTTCTCCAACCATATCCACTAGTTGTTTCTGTAGACCCAGCTGCAGCTATAAAACCAGCTTGTGTGTTTGAAGACGCTGTTCTGCTACTCCAACCACTCTCTCTACCAGCTGCTTTATTGGCTGCACTTTCCATCAATACACCAGCATTAAACATTTTTTCTGCTGCTGCAGATTCAACAGACACTGATTTTTGCATTAATGTTAATACCGATTCCCTAGCAGACCCAAACATTGAAGCTACTCCTCTATATCCCCGTTGAGAAGCAATAGATTGTGCTCTGCTTAAAAAGTCTACAGCTTTATTATTATCACCCATTAACCCGTTAATGAAACCACCAAGAGTTGACCCAAATGAAGTTATTAATCCACCTATTTTTCCAGTAGATAGATCCTTCACACTACTAACAAATTCTCCTATTTTTCTAAATACAGAACCAGCACCAGAAGCCATACTAGTTATATCTTCTTTAAATTTTCCTTCAGAAAAATAACCTATTAAACGGTTTAATAACGTGCCTTGTTTTTCCACAGCATCGGTTTGTTTTTTAGATTCTTCCGCTACCTTTCTAGTTTCTTCTTTAATAGATTTATTGTTTTCAATATCTTCTCGTATTTTTTGAAATTCACTTTTTCCTTCGGATTTAATCAAACCTAATTTAGAAAACATCCACTTGAACGGAGCAAGAAAAATAAATTTAGCAGCATCAAAAATACCTTGCAACATTTGTCCTGAAAATTTCATAATAGAACCAAAATATTTTGGGAAGTTTTTAATAAACGATACTAACATATCTATAGCGGTTACAAATACTCTTTTAATTAATCCACCAGCTATAGAACGAACATCTGATGGAATATTTTCTTTACCACCAAATACTTTAGGTAAAAGTGTGTTTCTTAAAAAAGAAATACCATCTGACAACATAGGTATAGCAAATGATAGTCCTATGGCCAATGGACCTAATGTTGGTATAAATTTAAGAAATTTCCCAATACCTTTAAATACACCGGATGTTTTACCTAAAATGTTCATTAACTTAGAGGACCCAGCCATACCTTTTGCTGCCCCCATCATCATTGAATGGGGTCCACCTTTTCCTAAAAGAGTTTGTACGCCGTGGTATGAATATGCAATTAAATTACTTGATATTTTAGAAACCACCGAACCTAATCTTTTTGAAAGTTTTTCTTTGTCTTTATTACCTAAACCTAACATACCACCACCCATACCAGCCATTGCAGTGCCTACTTCAGTTACACCGAATAAACCAGTTGATTGGAAAATTCTACCAACTGTTGTCAACATTCCACCAGTAATAGAATTTATCATATTTCCGATTTTATTATTAGCCGCACGGCTCGCAAGTGCAGCCCCCGTGGATGTTGTTTTGTCATGCATGTATGCATATCTCTTATCTATTGCAGCCACACGACCTTTACCTACCAGTCCACCCCGTGCTATACCTGTTTTTGTAATATTTAATGCAGCGTACGCAGCCATAACTGTACCTATTAGTTTTTCTAAAGCCGGCCACATATAATTTAACCAAACAGATTTAAATCCATCAGAAATAAAACTTCTTATTGATTCACCTTTTTCTAATCCTAAATGAGATAATAAACCACGAGTAACAGAATACATAGTATCTTTAATAACTGTAACTACCGGTGATGATTTATCATATATTTGACTAAATAATGGCATCAATAATCTTGCCATAGATCTATAAGATAAGTAACCCCAGAATAATTTACCAAATAATGATTTAGGAGATAATAAATATTTTCCTATTTGGAATAAACCTTGTCCCATAGATATTGTTTGTTTAAGCACATCGTCTAATTTATCTGTCATTGTAACGTTAAAATCTTTAAAAGCAACTAATTGCTGTTCCTGTTTTGTAATATTTTCTTTTGAAAATGCTTTCATATTATTTTTTAAATTAACTAAATTAGCACCATATTTTTCATACATCCCACTTATCCTATCTGATCTTCCAGGATATATAGAATGAGCAAATTCTTGTAACATCATAGCAGTATCAACAGTAGCCATTCTAATGCCAACACCAATATCAGTTAATACTTTTAATCTATCCATAATTTCTTTATGTCTGATATTTAAAACAGTCTCCTGTAAATGTTGATCGTTTCTTACTATGTTTTGAGAAACGGTATCAAAATATTTAGGTAACTGTGATACAACGTGATAAAGTTCATATGTAAACGGCATTGGTCTCATACGGCCTTTAAATGATTCTGCTTCGTATCCTATAAGACCTTTCATGAAACTAGACTGACCGAGAACACGTATCAAAGATAATCTTGCTGCTTCGCCGGAATCTTGGGTTGATACAAATCTTTGCATGTTTAAAATACTATTTCTAAAATCTTGACCTAATACACCGAGGAAACCAGATAATCTAAATGTTAAATTAGATATGTTATTTTCACTTTCTTTTTGCATTTCTTGTTGTCTTTTATTTACCATCTCAGTCATTTTATTTGATATTACCATTTGTTTATAAATAGATTCTAATCTAGTTGCCAATGATAAATTCATTTTTTCTAATAATGTATGTGTTCTTTGATGTGCTGTTTCCAATCTATTTGTCATTGTGGCCAAAACATCCATTAATTTTGTAAATTGTGTTGCCGTGAAAGGTTGATTTCCTCCCGATGAATTGTTTGCATTTGGTTGTGATGTTAAATTAGATACAACGGAGTTTGTCTGAAAACCGGCGTTGGTTGTTCTGGGTTGATTTAAATTGGAATTTGCCAGATCTTGTATTGATCCAGTCAAATTTAATTGAACATCTTTTTCATCTGGCATGTTGTTTCACCACCCTTATCTTTTCCATACTATCAAAATAAGTGCAAGTCCTATAATAGCTAAAACATGGTTCTTTGTTATTTCATCTTCATAACCACATGATTCATATAAAGTGGAAACCATGTTTACAAATTCTTCATTTCTTTGTGCTTTTCCTAATATACCTTCAATACCGGTGGTTGATATTTTTTCTTCTCCACCATATTTATATAATAATTTTATAATAATATCTGTTAATATATTCTGTGCTTCTGGTGTTTGCTGAATATCAAAAAACAAAGATTCAATTTCTAATGTTGATAATAAAGAAAGTTGTGATATATAATTAATTATATTAGGACTTGAACTTACAGATACGAAGTCTTCCATGATTTCATTAGCACGATCTATTAATGATTCTGTTGCTTTCTCTTCCATATTTTTGTAATATTTTGTAGCTATGATTTTCATAGACTGATTTAATTTGTTTCTTACATCTACTAAATATCTATAATTATTATATACGTTTATTTCTTTTAAAAATAATGTTTCATATTTTTTTAATGTTTCATCACATATTTTTGTAACTAATCCTATTAAACCATCGGATCTTACAATAGAATGTCCGTGTAAATTGTTAATAGTATATAACAAAGTATCTGCATTACAAATTTTAAAATATTTTCTTTTCATATAACTTAAAGTAAAATAACCATATAATCTAGAAGCTTGTCGTGCACTATCATATTCATTATTAGCCAAAAATACAAATATATAAACTAATAATAAATTATATAAAGGATTAGTTGTAACATATCCTAGATTAGTTTGATTTAATTTTATTTTTTGTTGTTCAAATTGTTTAACTAAATAGTTTTTAAATTCTTCTTCTGTAAAACCGGTTTTATTAATCATTTCCTGATATATATTTTTACTAATCAAATAAACACCACATGGTTTACTTACAACCCGTGTAGCATATAATACATGTTGCTGAATAAATTTTCGCATACCATCTATATTTTGTGTTCCTTTAACTAATAAATTTCTTAATTCTTCTATCATAATATATCACAACCTTTAATCAATGAGAACTACATTAATAGATATATTATCTTTTTCAAACCAAATAAATTCAGGACAATATTGATGTACAACATCACTATATGTTTTCGGTATTTCATTTATATCAAAATTAAAAACAATATCTTGTGTTGGCTTGATAACTTCACAAAATTCAACATCATTAACTACATTATGTAAATATCTGGATATTTCTGATTTATAAATATTGGCATGGAATCCGGATTTTAAAGTTAAGAAAGTGTACAATACATTTTTGCATTCATTAATCAAGGAATTAATCGATTCACTTGTATCTCTTCGTACGTATACTTTTACAGAAATTTCAGGTGGAAGTTCTATATTAAAATCACTATCATATGTTAATACAGAAGTTGGATTATAACTATTTAGCTGCATATTAGTAGCATTACCGAAGGTTTTTACAAATTTCATATTTATTCTATCTGTCAGCATTTTAAACTGTGTAAATTGTTCTCTAAATTGTGCCATCTGATTTAATACATACGTATCAATAAATTCCAGATTATCATCATAATATTCTTGTTTTATTACAGGAACGGAATATGCGTATTTTGTTCCGTCACAAGAAACACCTATATTACTGTAACAAATAGGTGTAAGATCATGCTTGAAAATAGCAGATTGCTGGTAGGCAGAATGCAATTCACCATTATAATATAAATCTATTCTGAAAGTTGTAGAACCAATATCAATAGAATCAATATCTATTTCTTCACTTTCAAAAATAACAGTATCTTCCGGTGTATCTCCAATAAATGTTAAAGAATAAATGTCTTCATCTATAATTAAATTTAAGCCAATTTTATTACTACTATTATTAACAAGTTTGCTTACTTGGCATGTTATTTTATAACTATCATTATCTTCTATTTTTTCTATATCTATAGAATCCAAACCTAATCTAACCAACTCTATTCTAGGTATTTCTTCTTCTGTTGGTTTAGCATTGATAGTTTGCCCAACCGGTCTTTTGCCAGATTCTAATATAGATATGTTTCCATTAAAATAATGTTCGTCTATATTATCATATATAATGGTAATAGTCCAATCAATAGAACCAAGTGGAAAATTTGATAAATCAATATATTCTGAATTATATACAAATCTATCTGGTTGTGCCTGACTAATTTTCATGTCATAATCAACATTATTGATTGTTAATGTGCATGTTGTTGAAGAAGATACAACAGTTTCATCAAGTTTGATAGCTTCAAATGAAAACATACATTTATCATTTAAATTTTCATAGTATGAAAAATTCAGATCAAATACACTAAATCTTGGTGTACCAACATTATTACTATCTATTACAGAAGCCGTGATATTTTCATCATATGGTATTCCTGTATAAAATATAGTAGAATTACCACGATAAATATTATATAACATTGTATCGTATATATTAACCCAATAATCTGTATCAGTTAAACTTTGTCCTGTGCTTGGTGCTATGGCCAAATATGACTTCCCAAGTGATATCACAACATCGTTTTCAGCATAAGATACGCCTACTTGATATTCACCACGATAATTCCAGTTTCTTCCATCTTCATCATAATATAAATAAATTGTCCAATCCTGAACACCAGGATCAAAACCATAATCATTATAATTAATATATTCAGAAGAAAATATAGACGTGGTAGCATCTGCATATGTTTTATTAAAACCAAGTGGTATTTTAGTATCCACACCACTAAATTTAATTTCAGCTTTAATATTTTTAGCATCCATCTCAGAAAGCTTATATATTTCGGCTATTATTGTTAAACTATCATCAGTAGGATATAATGTGACCGTTGTATTTCTAACACCCATAAGAATATCTTCTGATGTTGGTGTGATAAATAAACCCGGTGTTATTGATAGATTGCTTAAACTATATGAATATCTTCCCAACGGAATATCGTATGTGTCATCATATTCAAATTTAAAAGGCATTCTATAAGTTACATCATTATATGAAACCAATTCTCCTTGTTTTATGACTTTTGTTTCATCAGTTATAACAATTGGTATTGATGCAGTTGGAATAGGATTATTATTGGAATCATATTTAACAATGAAAAAACTTATTTCATTACCATAAACATCTCGTCTTAATAAAACAGGTAGCGCTGTTATATCAGTTAAACCAGTCACACCCTGAAATCCAGTATAATCCTTTTCTGTAACAAGTCTTTTTGCAGAAGATATATTTTCTATAGCATGTCTTTTAATATTTTCAAGTGTTTCTCCATTATTTCCATTATCAATAGGTATTGGATTATAACTGGTGATATTGACAATTTTTCCATCTTCAGCATTTAAAATTCGTTCTGTTAGTTTAGCTGAATATGCTAATATATTCCCGTCTTCGCCTTGTGTTGTATACAAAGTTATTAATGCCTCTGCACCATCCTTAGGCAAATAACCATATATACCATTGCCAAATTTAACTGTTAAATTTCCGGATACAGGATCTAATACCAATTCATAAACTTTATCTTCGGATTTAGCTTGATACAACGAAGATATTTCGTGATATAATTCACCTTCAATAGTAACTATCACATTATAAGTAGATCCTTCGAAACCCGAAATTGTTTCTTCATAAAAAACATATAATTGTGGTGATTCAAAACTAAAATCATGTGAATAAACTTCTATTTGCCATATATCAACATCAAATACAACACATGGCTGTTCTGAATGAATTTCAATTTTATATGGTATACTGGTTATCATCCCAGTATTGATGTCTTGTTTAGATATATTAATAATAGAATCTGTTTTATTAATATAATAATTATATTTAATTTTAAACGGTACAGATCCTGTAGATACTTTAGAATTGACAGGTATTTTAATTGTCATTTCATTTGAAGATATCGGAATTATTAAAGTTAAACTTCCTTCAGCTGGTGTTGTGCCTTGTATGTTATAATCTAATTGTGTTGCTATATTATATACACTTGATGGTAAACTGGCTTTAATAAGAAATGCTTCATTATATGCTAAAGCATTTTGAAAAAGCATATCTGATGTTAAATGTGTAAGTGATTGTATAACATAACCTAAAAATCCAGATTCATATAAATCAACATTTTGTACTTTAAAATAATCTTCAGACAAATCTACAAGATTTTTCTTAATATCATATGGATCAAAGGTTGGAACTTTTCTTGTTTTTATATTAGCCACGTATAATCACCCCAAACAATCGGAGCTATAAACTCCATTTAATGAAAAATTCATAAACAATAAAAAATATGAGAGAGAAGCATTTTTAAGCAAATATGAAATACTTCTCTCTCGGATAAATTAAATTATATTAAACTCCAGATGCTTCATCATACATCTGATCAATAGCAGAAACAGAGCTTCCAACCATTGTATCAAGCAGACTACTTGCTGTAGATATAACTTGTTCTCCAGTATACATAACATCAAAACTGAATTCAATCTCCGGTTCTACTTTTTCCTGTGTTGTTTTGTCACCACTAAAGCTATCAGTAGGTATCTTAGTAGGATAAACACCGGTAAACACAGAAGCATACTGTACTGTTCTAGCATCCGGAAGTGTTGTAGCATACACACATTTACCTTTGTAATCTACCTGCTGAGTGGAACCAGACGTGGGATCAGCAATACCATAAACAATATTTCTGAATATAGTAACCCATTTACCCATTATTTGTGTAATTGGAAGTCCTGCAAATTCTATGAATCTTGCTGTAAATCTCTGTGAATCGTATTCCACAGTACCGGGAACAGACCATTTAATATTATTGAGTCCATTAAATTCTATAGGATTAACTGTAACACCCGGTACAGTTACAGACTGGCAAACAGTAGTTAAAAATTTTCCAGATTCTATCGTTAATGCCGATGGCATTTTTGTAAAAAACAGAAATTGATAACCAGTAGTATATGGATCAATGGCTGTTGCGTTCCCACCAAACATACTTCTAATTTGGTCTTCCCATTGGTACTTATTAAAATTACCCATTACGAAAGGATTAGGCATTTGTATTTTCACTCCTTAAAATTTTTCTTTATTTTAGCTAATAATTGTGAACTACTAACCGCTAAAACGGTTGGCTTTTTCACACATTATACATTTTTCATCTTATTAATATCTGGGTCGCCGGAAAATATGTCTTTAATTAAATTCCACAACATTGCAAATTCATTAATCACTATATAGACAGTGCTGGATATAACCACAATACCACCAGCAACCGGACTAGCTACCATTAATGCTGTTCCAATCAACATAACAATTACTCCTAAAATGGCTTTTAACAAATTCTTTAGAGATTTTGCTCCCTTCGCATAATTAATATTTTCTATAAATTTTTGCTCTGTTTTTTGCAGTTTTTCTTCGTCATTAAATGTTATTACACCTGATAAAAACACCACAGCCCATTTAAATGCAATTTCTTCTTTGTTTGCATTTGCATATTTTTGCTGGTTTGATAATAGCATATCATATGTTATTTGATATATTTTTGTTGCACTAGCTACACATGCTTCTTCATATTCGTCTGTTATATCTATCGTGACACTATTTTTTAATATACGTCCTGCTGTTTTAAGATTTTCTTTTCTAGGTTCTAATTCATTGATTTTTTCAAGTGCTTGTTTTGCTTCTGGTGTAGCTGTTTTCTTCTTTAGTTTCTTAAGTACATTCAAACTATCTAAAATAGTTTCATTTAATATTTTGGTATCTTCTCTATATATTTGTTTTGATAATTTATTAATTTTTTCTAAAAGTTCTTTCGATTCTTTTTTAATCTGATTCAATTCTTCTTTGTATTCTTTTTTCATTATTGACATCTCCTTGTTATTTTTTTTGCTTTCATCAATAGCTTTTTCAAAACTACCGTCATGTTCTTTACAATGATTTCTTGCTTCTTCTACAGACCATTTTTCTTTATTATATCTGTAAGCTTGTTCTGACATACTTGTACTATTTTTCTTTTCACCCATTATTACAGAATATTCTTTTCCTTTATGTTTTCGTGTAGTTCTTCTAAAACTATCGTCTTTAAATAAAGAAGGATCTTCTATTCTACACGCATGCTCATTGGTATACGGCATAATATCAACCACCCTTAAATATATTTTTCAATTAATATTGCTAAGTCTATTCAAAAAAGGGAAGGATAAATATCCTTCCCTTTAAATAAAGTATTTAATTGACAGAAAGAGTTACACTTATAACTTCAATTGCACCTGTGATTTTCAAATCAACTTGTACCTGACATCTATTAATCTTCTTATCATATTCAGTAGCAAATACATTAACTTTGAACCATTCAAGTGCTCTTCTGGATTTAAGTTCACCAAGGAAACTTGTTACATTTCCTTTGATTAATTCCCATGTATATTGATCATTAAGATCATATACATAATACTTAAGATTCCATTCGAGAGTTCTCTTAATATAAAGGAGTGTTAAAACTACATGAATATTCTGTAAAGCACTTGGTCTTCTCTGTGTACTCCAGTTTCCCCAGATACAGTCTTCACCGTGACTCCATCTCATTATAGGATTAAGCTGATTAAGTTTAAACTGATCTTTATAACCGCCAACTAATTTATACCTGATATCTTTAACACCAGATACTATACCACGTGTCAATCCTGCAGAGGGCCACCAAAGATCATAATCTCTCTCAGTCTTGGCAAATGTCTTAGCAAAATGATAAATCGGTGTCATCCAATGATATTTACCGGTATAAGCATCATACACTTTAGTGTACATTTCAAACAAAGCAACGCGGAAATTATTATAAGTATTGGTGTTTTCTCTAGCTGATATAGCGGCGCTTGCTGTTGGATTGTCACCATTATCAAGAAAAGCAAAACAATCGGTTCTAGCATCACAAAGATCAACTATAGAATCTTTAACTTCTGTAGGATAACCAGCATCAAAAATAACAGAAAACAGCAAACAATCAGGATCGGTTATTTCATTATTCATTTCACCAGTCTTGGGATTAGTCAAAGCACCAGAATATCCTTGAATAAGAAGCGGTGATGCTGAAGACCAGTCAACATAACCGGTATTTGTATTAAACAACGTACCGTCGTCACCTTCGGAAAGATTTATAAATGTTGTAAATGGCTGTGACCAATCTATATTAGCATCTATTGTATCAGATACTTTTGCATTAAGTAATGTTGAATATCTTTCGAGGACATCTTCTACAAAAAGACTTTCACCAGAATAATCTACAGCATTTTCATCAAATGAAATAAGGAAAGATTCTGATATTACATATTCACCTTCAACAGTTCTCTGATAAATATCTATGTTGTAACAATTAAACTGTTCAGCATATTCTGCAGATTCGGTAAGTTTAACAGCAATATTATTATACCAAGAACCTCTTCCTACTGGATAGAAAATAATTGATGCTGTGCTATCAGAAATTGCTGTATTTATACTTGCTACGGAAGCAACATTATTTATAAACACAGTTCCGACAGCATCACCATCATAATCATAATCAGCTGTTATTTCTGCACTGACAGCTGGCTCGTGACCTTCGTTGAAAGTCAATGACCCGGTTTCAAGATCAAGATCAAAATTATTTGGGTAGTAACTATAATCGACTGTTATATCCGAATCTATATCTGGCTCGTGACCTTCATTGAAAGTAATTTCGCCGGAAACTGGATCGATTGTATAATCTTCTTCATAGTATTTATAATCAGCTGTAATTACTGCATCTAATGAAGGAGCGGAAAGGAATGTTATCTCACCTGTTTTAGGATCTAGGGTATAGTCTGCTGTCTCTCCTTCGGTTTGTGATACACCATCTACATAAACAGCGTATCCTTCTGTTGATGCTATACCGGTGTTCGCAAGTGTAAACACTGTGGCTGTAGCATCCCCGGTTCCCACGCTTTCACCAATAACATCCGTCAATGTATTTCCTTCTGTTTGGCTTATTGCATTGACATAAACAGTATATCCTTCTGATTCTGCAATAGGCGCATTTAAAACAGTAAACAACCCAGTAATACCATCACCAGTACCTATATTTTCACCAGTAGCTTCGGATAAAATATTTCCTTCAGACTGTTCTACGCCATTCACATAAATAGTGTAAGAACCTGATATTATATTTCCATTGTCTAATTCAAATTGTGCTGTGCTTCCATCTCCAACACCTACATTTTCACCAGACACCGTGCTTTCAACTTCCATTAAACCTAAGTTAGCATAACTAGAATCTTCTGGCATTACTCTCATTACATAGAGATTACCAAGTATTCCAAGATATTGTTTTGCAACATACCAACCCTGCCCGTATTTAGCAGGATTTCCTTTACCATAAGTTTTTATTAAATCTTGGACCGAAGTTGTCATTCTTGGTTCATTATCTGGACCTTTTTCTGACAACATACAAAGGAATCCTATTGCACCCGGAAGTGGCTGCATTGTAAAGGATTCATCACGTATTGTGGTGTATACACCTGGAAAAATATTTGTCGCCATATTAATGTTCCCTCCTGAATAAAATGTTTGTTTTTCTTACATATTTTCGAATATGCGGAATTAAAAATAATTATGTTAATTTAAAAACGACATTCCCCTTGCACATATATATTGTATTTCATTATCCGCTTTTAATTTTTTAGAAAGTGATAGAGAATAAATATATTGTGCCATTGGTTCCGCCGTAATAAATAACTCCCTGAAAATAGGAACAGGATATCGTAATTCTGCTGTATTAACAGGACTGATTCTATCATAAGCATTTTGTAAACAACTAAAGGTGAGTGCTTCAAAGTCATGACTATCTAAAAGTTTCTGGTTAAAATTAACTATTCTATGATCTTGGTTTTGTGCACATATATCAAATTCTTTCATAAAGATACCAAACCATTTAGAAAAAGAATCCAATGAAGGTTGATCAAAGTTGTAATATTCTAATCTATTATAAATATCATCTTTAATTTCCGTTAATGCAAATTTAAAATTTTTTAATTGTTTATCTGAAATAGTTTGCCCGTGATATGATGGTATTTCAAACATTTCTAAAATTAATTGTATATATTTTCTGTACCATAAAGCTGCAACTTTTCTACCTAATGTTGTTAAATTATCGGATACTTCATAAACAGACCTATAGAAAAAACCACCATAAAACCGTCTGTTTGAATCGTATTCAGTTAAAGCACCACGTTGATTTTTATTATAAGCATGTATTCCACTATATAATAAAGTTGCTAACAATCTCCCCATATCTTCCGTCATCATTCGTTCTAATACGGCTTTTTCATCTTTTAATTTAATATGTATATCTATAGCATTCTTAAACTTTGTATATAATGAAGAAACAACATTAGCAAAAACAATTTCATCATAATATATACGATTGGTTTTCCAATCATATATAACACCATTTGGTGCTGAATTTCTATGTGATGCAATACCACCAGAATCTATTTGTCCTAATATAACATTGCTTAATGCTGGTGCAATTAAATCATTATCTTCTAATTTTAAAATAAAACTTTTAAAAGAATCAATTCCTGTTGGCATCTATATCCATTCCTCCGATCATGTATCATTGATAATTATCCTATTGTTTCATATAAAAATGACAATATAGATTTTATTTCATTTAAATACACATCTCTATTTAATTTATTATGTAAATTGGATAATTCATATATATTGGAATTTTCTGAATTACAATCTATATTTAAATTCATATTTTTTAATTTTAAATTTATAGAACTACCGTCGTTGTTTTTATACGCCCAGTCTAGTATTGGATAATCATTATTAAAAATAAACTTATCTACAATTTGATCTCTTTGTTTATTGCTATTTGCTGAAACTATATCTGTTGTAAAATTATATAAAACATTTGGTTTTGATTTTTCAAAACCTTTTATTGTAACATTATTGTCATTTTTCTTACCTATTAAAAAATTATCTATAAACATCAACCATTTATATTGTGTTGATGTAAACTGCCCATATACGTCATAATAATATTTTAAAACATCTACATTATTAGAATGTATATAAGCACCATCTATTTCAGATTTTAAGATTGTGCCTATTTTTTCAGAAATATATAATACATCTTCATATACGGTTGTTCTCAGTCTTATCAATTCATCTTTACCATATGTATTAATAAGAAGATTAGTCAAAAAATAATTATATAAAAATTTTTTAGAAGAAGAACAAAGATTAGATTTTGCTGTTTTAAAACAAAATTTATGATATAATTTTTTTGTTTCTTCATCAAACATTTGTTCTACGTATGTTGTAAATGCTTTTTGAAAATCTAATTTAATGCATTTAAAATAAATACTGTTATTATTTGGTGATATAAATTTTAAGTCTGTTTTAGTTTTTTCAGATTTTTGAACATCAATATTATTCCAAAAATCATTAAATATTTTCTGATAAGAAGAATACATGTTATTTAATTCTTCTTTATCGGTATACCACCCATAATGAATATTTAAATCAGATTCAATTGTTTGGATACATGTGATCTTTTTCATTCCACATACATCACGTAAAAAGGTAAAAAGATTATTCATATATTTAAAACCTTCTTTTTATTATAATAATAATACTAATATATTATACTATATGGTTACCTAAATTGTCAATCTCTTTCTCCTTCCTATATTTGTTCTGAAACTTATTTTTTTTATATTGTCGATATTCATCTAATGCTTCCATAGATTCATCTGAAAACATACTATTTAAAACATCACTTTGTGCAAAATTATTATTTATATTTTGTCTTTCACCAGTAATATCGAAAGTGTCAAATATATCATCTTCTTCATCGTTGTTAGATATATTGAAATAGTTTATTAAATTATAGTGATTAGAAACAAGATAAGCCAATCCTAAACCAAACACCAAGTCATCATTAGGTTGTCCTTCTATTCTACCGGAATTTTTTCTTACTAATGACGTTGCCTGTAGTCTGGCTGTTTTGGATTTAACTACATGGGAATTTTTAGAAAATAATTCATATATCTGTTCAATTAATAGTGGTCTGGTAATATTTGACATAGTAATACCTAATTTAGATTTATTGGCTTTTGCTAATTCATCTTTAACTATAATTCTTTCATATTTTGGTTTTAACATTTCAATAGTTTGATTACCAACCGAATTGGATTCTATTGCTAATACCTTATTAGGTAAAATATCAATTATTTGTGGAATATATTTTTCACAAAACATTGTTACAGTACATTTAAACATACCTTCTACTATTTGTTCACCAGTGTCGTAACATATCACTTCAACAGAAGAATAATCAGATCCATCTGCAGTTGCCGTATCTATACCAACAATATATCTTGAGTTGTTATCTGGTATATCAAACCACCTGATATAACCTTCTGGAAACAACTTTTCCTGAATGGGTTCTTGTGCTGTTTTTTCATCTTGTAATATTTTAATTATTTCATCATCAAATATTGATTCTGAACTACCTACGAATAATAATTCATATTCTTGATTCATCGTGCGTTCATCATAGCTATTTATAGCACGTTGTTTTTCATACCAAGCATCATCATATCCGGGTATTTCTGACCAATGTATTTTAACAGGTAAATATGCAGATCTTTCCGGATCAATATTACTTTCAGACCATAGTTTATAAAACTTTTCACCAGTACCGGTTCTTCCGTTTGGTGTAGATGATAATATAACACCATATGGAAGATTGTTTTCTCTTGCCACTTTAAATGTAAAAGCGGATGCGTTTAAAACTGCTTTAAGATGATCTTCCAGATGAATAAATGCTGCTTCATCGATCCATATTAGTGTTGGTCTTGTTCCACGTCCCTTTGCAGACGTATTGTCTCTACTTTTATTGCTAGCTTGTAATGTTAAACTAGAACCGTTTGAAAGGGAAAAATTATATGATTGATTTTTCGTATATTTTGGTCTTAACCAGTTTGGCAATCTATTGATAATTGCTTTTATTTCAGCTACAGTTTCTTTACCTTGTGTTAAATCACGAGACATAAATAAAACATCATAATGACTATTAAAAATCATTGTGTGAACAATAAGTGCTTCCGTCATAACAGTTTTGCCACATTGTCTGGAAGCTAATAATATCACACCGTCTTTAGTTTTTAATTTCCATATTTTTTGTAAAGTATTAATATATTTGGTTTGTGAATCATATAATTTTAAAGTAGTTAATTCACCAAGACCGGGTATAGGAACCAATACATATGTTTTAAAAAAGTATTGAACATCCGAAGCACATTTTAAAAATTCTTTTGCTTGGTCTTGTTTTGATAAAGCCATAATTATCACATCCGACTAAAATGTTAAATCTTATCTAAACAATAAATCCAACATTTCAATAAATTCAGGTTCTTCTTTTAATATAATAGCTAAGACACAGATAATTTCACTGGGAAATATTAATTCCTGATAATGTAAAAACATTTGTGGAATATTCCAACCGTTTTCCGTATATGTTGAATAAATTAGTTTTAAAACAATGTTTTGATATTTTTTTATTGTAAACGAATCGTTAACTAAAATACCCCAAATTTCACCTATTTCATTATCGATTTCTTTTAATTCTTTAAAACATTTATTAACATAATTTTTTTCTTCACGCGCTGATGTTGATTTCGTCGTGCTTATTATTTCTCTTTCAAGAAGATTATCCAAAAGTACTTTTGTTAATGTATCTATTTCGTCCGAAGTTGGCTTTTTTCTTGCTAGTTTATAAAAATTTTCAAACATTTTATTATAAAAAGGTTCTAAATATTTTTTTCTAAATAGTCTTTGAAAATCTCTATTATGATTCGCTGCCGTGTAATGACACAGTTCATGGTGGAGGACATACAGTTGATCTTCACCACGGTCTTTTAATTCTTCTTCTGAATTTTCTATTACTAGAAAAACCAAATTTTCGTCAGGATTAAAATAACCACCAATATGTAAAGCATCACTTTCTTCTCTTTGTTTTTCTATAATATTTTTTACAGCATCAAAACCAGCGAATGGTAGTAAAACAGATGAAGTCATTCTTTTTAGAAAAGCTTTAAAAACATTCGATGTGCATAATACAAGAATTAAACTTTGTTCTTCTATTCCACGTTTCATACAATAAAGAAATGAATATAAAAATTTGTTTCGCATACGTCTACTGTTTTTCTTATACAATCTATCTAAATATTCTTCTGCTTCTTCTTTACTTAATGGTTTAAAATAATCAAATACGTCTTCTAAATAGTAATTTTCTAATAAATTATATTCAGATATAATTTTATTCGACATAATATCTACCCACCTATAAATGCGTTTTTCGTTGAAACACAATTTAATTTAGCATATATATTTCCCTGAACTCTTTTTGATGCTGTTCTAGAAATAACAAAATCTAATTCAGATACAAAGAAAGTAATTTCGGTTCCCATTTTATATTCTAAATGGTTATATTTTAAAATTACTTTTCTTCCTATATACCAATGTGAGAATCTAAATGGATGTGATATCTGAATATCTAAAGGTTTAACTGTGTTCATAACTATGCTTGCTATACTTTCTTTTAACGAATATAAATTGGAATGATCTACATATATATGAGTTTTAGGTATAACTATCTTATCTAAAAATTCTTCAAAAACATCGGTACTATCCACAAATCTCAAAGATTTAATTAATTCGATTACATCTATTTCATCTGATTCATATAATTCAGATTGGCTTTTCTTAGTAACAACTATCTTCTTAGGTATTATAGAAGAAATACTATTAAAAGAATTTTGTATAGTTGGTGGTTTTCCGATATAATATTGTCCTTTGTCTACTTTTAATTTTCTTTGCTCATTTTCCGGTGTATCCACATATAATTCTAAAGCTTTTTCTTTAGTAGCATTGTTTAATGATTTTATATATACGGTATTACCATCTGAATACATTACAGGTGGAACAATAAACATCCCATATTCTTGTGATAAATATGAAAGGTTTTTAAAAAATTTATTATTTGGAACCCATATCTGATCATATGTTTCTTTATTATCTAAATCGTTTATTTCCAAATTAGTTTTTCCGTGGTTTGTAGAATTCCACAATTGCTGAATTATATTTTTTACTGTGGTGTTTTCATATAATCCACCTACTAATGTATTAATTGCAGCAAATACATCTTTAGCTATAAATTCGTGTGTAACTTTAATAATATCGGGTCTATTTTCTTTACCGGATTCACGTTTAATATCATTGGCATGCTGTCCATAACTTAACCATTCCTGTTCCATTACTGTTCTTTCATCTTCTGCCATATTTTTTTCTATAATTCTTAATATAACTGTATACGGCATTAATAACATATTCCTATATTTTGTAGAAATAAAAAATGTCATTCGCATAGTAGGAACAAAACTATGATTTGCCATGTGTATTGATACAGATTCTATTTCTTGTTGTAATGTTAATTTAGTTTTAGAAAATTTAAAATCAGCTTGCATATTAAAAGCAAACTGTTCTTTCTCTTCAGGCATGATTATACACCACCTTCTAATCTAACCTATATGTATTTATTAATCTTTTGGAGGAAGCATTGGAAAATATTTCCATGCACTACGCAATGTTCTGAAATGTGTATAATCGTGCACAAATCTAGATGCTGAAACGATAAACGCACCGTCTTGAAGCCATCTCGAATCTTTGATGTTTTTAATACCATATTGTACAATACGTAAATATCTTTGATATTTATCGTTAGAATCTGAATACATAACCATAACATAACAATCTACATTATTTATTGTTTCTAAATAATATTTTTGTTTTTTAGAAATATTAATAATTGATTTAGCTGTATGAAGATCTTTAGTTCCCTCTAGACTTTCCCAACCATAAGAATTATTATTATGATTATAATCCCCGTTAATCATTTCTGATAAATATTCATCCGGTGGAGAAGTGTGCAAATCACGCCACATAATTTTTCCAGTTGTCAATTTATTTGTTTTATTATTTGTTATTCCTTCATAATCGTAAGGATTACTTACATCGGATGGTAAAAAAAGTGACGTCCATGGTTGATCGTCCCATTCATTATACCCCATTTGTATAAAAATTGGAACGTTTTTGTATTCAAATATAGAATATTTTGATCCTTCAGCTTCAACTCGTTCTTTTGTCCAAATATGAAAAATACTATCACTGGAATTCTCAGAAATATTTTGTTTTTTGGTATTTTTTCTATGTGTTATTATATTATCTAAAAATGATAAATCATTTATTTTATCTTCTTCGTCTTGTTGTTGTATATATTCTCTTAGATATGATGTAGTTGCTTTTGATATATATCTTATTGCACCGGGATTAATTGATGCAAGATTTTTATGAAATACACTAGAAGCAATATTAACAGAATTTAACATAGACACCGCTTCTAATCCTGCCGACATAGCTACAACACCCGACAAACCATAGAATCTTGTTATACGATTTCTAAAATCTTCTACAGACAAACCGGGCATGATATCATATAAATCAAGTGCTTTAAATATATCGTCCCAAGAATTTGCCGGATCATCGGGTAATTGATTAGTATCTATTTGAAACTTGACTCTTTTTTCATCTCTAGTAAAAAATTTGTTTACAACACCTAGAGCAACCGCTTCTTCATTACCTGAAAACTCAAAGAATTCAGTACAAATAAATTTAGCTATTAAATAAAATATAGATGCTAATTCTTGATCAGTCATTCTCATAATATCAAAATCTCTACTATAGTTTCTTACTAATAAAGAATATGCATATATAACCAAAGAATTATAATATTGATTTAATATACCATCATCAGTTATATCAGAACAAATTAATTTATTTAAACCATACAAAAGACAAGCAGCAAAATCACTCGCTTCTGATATTTTTACTTTTTGTTTATCTAAATCAAAACTAGCGGAACATAAATCAATATTTAAAACAATACCGTTTTCGTCAGTACCTTTAAATATCATCGCTGGTAAAAAAGAAAGTTTTGAAGGAAACGTAGTAAAAGAAATATTTTCTAATCCTATCCGATTAATTAAACTAATATAAGTAGAAGAAGTGTTACTTGCTATTACATTGAATATATTTTCATTTGTAAATGGTCTATGTGGTTCTTGTATGTCTATTCTTTTTTCCGGTGGTCTTCTTAATATAGGAATGGCCACATTAAATAAATCAGTAGGAGTGGAAGATAAACCCGAAAACATTAAGAAGTCCCACCTTTCTTGTGATATTTGTCCATTTTCTTTATATATTCTAGTAACTTTGTTTCACCAATTTCATTTTTCAATTTTTCATATGCTTTTGTATTTTGTATATTAGAAAAATCAAAATTAGGTATTTTAATTTTCAACCAGTCATCTATTGCAGATTCTGGATCAGTAGATTTTTTAATATTGTCATTATATATTCTTTCAAATTCTTCTGTAGATTCAACACGTTTAGCTGTATGGGATTTATTACTTGATTTAGGAATTAATATATCACGTATCTGTTCTTCTGATAATAATTTTAATTTTGGATATATATCTGATTTAAATCTAGCATTAGTAGGTATTTTATTTATCAATAAAATAAAAGGATAAAACGTAACATTGTTATATTTACCATATGCTACTTCCGGTGATCTGTAATCCGAATCAGATTTAAAATCATATTCGTCGGCTAAATCTGTCATTTGATTAACTTTTTCCATAATCTTTTCCGCCGATATATCTGGTATATCTAAATAGGTATATTCGCCAGTATATGTATATTCATAATCTCCAATTTCTCTTGTTTCAGATTCAAACGTAAGTCTGTTTATTAATTTCCCTATCCTGAAATCACTTTCTTCATTAACATGATCTCTTATGTCTGGAGAATTCCACATATATTATCATCCCCAATTATCTATTCATAACTTTGACTAAACATTCTAATTCATCAATACGAACAATTTCTCCAACTATTTTACCTACATATTCATTAGCCATTTCTTTAGGTATTGGCTTGCCATATCCATTATTATAAGGTACAACAAAATTGCCTCTGCATGCAACGTCTTGATAATTTATATCTATTTTTACAGTTACAAAACCAGCAACAGATATGGGTATCTTTTTATTTTCCTGTATTTCTTCATGAGAACCACCAGCTAAAAAAGCATACATATCGGAAGCAATTCCTAATATTACATCCGATTCAATATCAGCCAATTCAGCTTTTCCATCTTTATTTAAAGCCATTATTTTACCAAACATCTCTTCGGTTGATAAATAATTAGCTAAATCAAAACAGTCAGCATAGTCATTATAAACAGCATTGTAAACTCGTGTTGCATATAAATAACCGTTATAATTTAATCTGGTAGTAGCCGATGGATTTGTAGTACCGCCATATAACATACCAGTAGCCGCTGTAGTACCATTATACTTTAAAAACGATAATGATGTACTTCCTGATACAACTCCACGATCACTAGATAATGTACCACTGGTTATTTCATTGGCATCGTGATTATGTATTGTATTTGCAAAATCAGCTATAGTTGCACCACCATCCGCTATTAATGAACCATCAGTAGAATCAAATACTACTAACCTACCTGCAATTGATGATGTTGGTCCTAATACAATACTATCCATACCAATACCAGAATCTGTTAATATTTTACCCGTTGCATCATTAAACACAGGCACATTCTGTGGTACACTAGATGTTGGATTTTCAACTATATTAGCAGCTACTTTACCAGAATCACCAAAATATCTTCCATCTGATGACGTATATGCTGGAACGTTCCCGGGTTCACTTGATATTTCAGATCTTAGACATATATCATTAAAATATAACGAACTATCTGACAATGTTTTTCCATCTTCAGAATCAAATATTACAAGATTTCCTATTGAAGAAGCAGCAGGACCTACTGTCAAATCTAATGCAGAAATACCGGAATCAATCATTGAAAAATTATTATCTAATTCAAACATTGGAATATGATTAGCAGATGAACTTTCCGGTCCTATTAAAAAAGGATTCTTTAATTGTCGTTTATCAATACGTGTTACCATTATATTATTCACCTTCCTTTAGCATTGGAAGTATTTTACCAAACGACGGCTTCTAATGATTCTATATCATTAGCATTATCTATTTGTGTGGTAAGTGTATCTTCTTTATTAAAACATTCTTGAACATGATTTCTAACAGCAGTAGCAATTTGTATTATAGTATTTGCATCCAATGTAACAAAACCGTTTTTAGTTTTCCATCTGCATATATATGCAGGATCCAGTGATGCTGTAAAAGCTGCTGCTGTAATTAATGATTGCGATTCTCTATCAGTATTAATATTGTAACCATCAATTTCTATACCAGATGTTTCTTCTTCGTATCTAGATCTTGCTATTTCGTTACGTTTATCTTTTTTTGCTTGCTGCATGTCGACAACCCACGTTGTACCATTCCACGAATGATAATTAGAAGGTGCTGTTATGACTTGTTGTGTTTCTGGATGTATTTTTTTAATATCTGTATTTTCTAATAAATCTAACCAAATGGTTTCTGTAACTTCGATATTAGGTGTTGGCATATTTTCTCCATGTATTTCTGGTGAATAAAAACCAAGTATATCACCTGTTGTTTCATCATAATGAACAAACATAAATATCATACCTCCTTAATAACCAATTGCTACATATCTCATAGTTACAGCCACATTCCCGTGTTCATTATTTACAACAGCTCCTGTGGTACTTAAACTATAAATTGCTGGGTTTGCCATATCATGATTAGATCCAAGTCCTATAACTGCCTGTAAGCACGCGCTTGGGAAAGATATTGGCCATGTTATGCTATATACTCTACTGGCATTATTCACATAACCCCACTGAATTATAAACCCGTTACTGAATTTTTGATATCCATTAGTTCCAAAAGAATGCGCTATATCTGAAAGAAAATTTGTAACATGTTGTCCATCTAACAAGTCAGCATCCAACCCAGAACCAGAACCGTCGACAGTTTTTATTTTATTTAAAATATCTGCTGCAGTATAAGAACTGGATGCTAGATAATAACTTCCGTTTTGACCATCTAATAAATCTGCATCTAATCCAGATCCAGCTCCGTCCACATTCTTTACTTTAGCCAAAACATCAGAATCATCATAATTAGTTAAAAGAACAAAAGTATTATCTACGTATTGTTTTGTTGCTGGGTGCATTGTATCTGTTGGATTATTATGAAGCGTGATGTAACCTGTCATTGTACCGCCAGAAAGTGGTAAATAACTTAAATCTCCTACGGTTGTTTCTAAACTAGATACATCGTCTGCAATCAATGAAAGATTGTCATCTACATATTGTTTAGTAGCTGCATGAAAAGCGTCTGTTGGATTAGCATGAAGTGTAATATATCCGGTCATTTGACCACCAGACACCGGTAAATATGGGCCGGCAGCAAATTCTTCTCCTAATGCAGATATCATGTAATTGACCCAATAATCTACATATCCTTTAGTAGCAGCTTGTTTGCTAATTAAAGGTTGATAAGATGAATTATCAGGATGGTTGTATAAAGTTAATGTACCTTCCATCTGGTCTCCATCTTTTCGTACATAATTAGAAAGATCTATAGTTTCTAAGGAATCATCTACATATTGTTTATTAGCTACTTGTTTGTTTTCCGTCGGATCTGGTGTTAATACAGTACCAAGTATAGTATCGCCACGTTTTAATAAAAATGATTCTGCAGCCCATTCGGGCAAAGATTCGGCTTCATATCTATAATCCTTAAAATTAGCTTCATTAGCAATCCAACTTGTAAATTCGGTTTCTGTTGGTATTGTATCCCACGAACCAGTATGAAAATAGTATAATATTAAATGTACATCTGGATTATATAAAGAAGTTGGCATTACTTTTATAGACGCTACTGGTTGTGGTAATGATGTTGAATATTCATATTCTGCTAAAATATAAAAATCCTGTTCATTAGTAGGACATTCAACCATTATAAAAATTGGTTTATCTATAAAATCTATACACATATAATTTAAAACAAGTTTACCTTCAGATAATTCTGCTACTATTCTATTTTCATCAGTATCATATATGAATGAAAGATCCAACCCACCGATATATGCTTTGTGTTTACTTAATATTTTAAGTAATCCATTATGATTTTCTGAAGTAAATGGCGAGTGTGGATCTATATTCCTTTTCTGTATATTATTCCAATCAGATGTTAGTGTGTATGGCATTTATTTTCTAACCTCCTTTTTAATTCATAATAATAGAAATACGTACTTTATTAGTTGCTTTATCTATAGCTATTATTTTACCTACTATGAAATCATTATATTGTGTTTTTTCATCGAACGATATAACTTTACCAATGCCATTATCAGCAGGCATTATATAAAATCCTAATTCGGCCTTTTCTACATTTTCAACATTAACCCAAGCATAACCAGCAGAACAAATGGGTGCTTTAATGTTATTTTGTATTTCTTCTTCTGTCCCACCGGCTATATATGCATAAGTATCTGATATGACACCTATAATGGTTCTAGAAAATCTAGAAGCCAGTCGGACAGTATTGTTATCACACAATTCGACTATTTTGTTTTTAGAATCTTCGAATGTTAAATCAGCATCAAGATATAGACAATCTGCAAAGTCATTATAAACAGCATTATAAACTCTAGAAGCATAAAAATATCCGTTATAATTTAATCTCTGTGAAGATGATGGTGCTGTTGTTCCACCATAAAACACACCTATATTGTTTGCTGTTCCTGTATATTTCACAAAGGAATATGTCGGGGAACCGGCTACTACACCACGATCAGAAGATAAAGAACCACTTGTTAAATCAGAAGCATCGTGTGTATGTGATATTCCTGCAAAGGATGTATCTGCATATACTTTGGTTACAGGATGAAAATTTTCCGATGGATTATCAATCAATACAATATGTCCTGTCATTTCACCACCAGATAGTGGTAAAAAAGGACCTTCGGAAAAGTTAACAACTTCTTCTATTCTTTCATCAACATAATTTTTTGTAGCTGCATGAAGTAAATCTGTTGGATCATCATTTAATTTTAAGAAACCAGTCATTGATCCACCATATAATGGTAAAAACGGACCCATACCAAATGTTTCTGTCATGTGATTAGCCCAGAAATCCACATATCCTTTTGTAGCAGCTTGTGTGCTACCTAATGGATCTGGCACAGATTCATCCGGATGTTCACTAAGATACAAAACACCAGACATTGTTGATCCGGTAATAGAAACAAAATCATCCATATGTAACGAAGTATGATTTTCTATTAAATTATCGACATATCCTTTATTGGCTGCCTGATCATCTAATGAAGGATTTGGTACTAATATTGTGCCTGTTAAAGAACCACCATCCATTGGCATAAAGTTTGCTGTTAACCATGCCGGTAAATTGTCAATATTTGTTCTTAAATCTTCAAAATTAAGTTCATCAGAAACCCATGCATTAAATGCAGATTCCGTTGGAAACGAATACCAATTATCTGTATATATGTGGTATAATTTTAAATGTATATCAGAATTATATTCATCAGAATTTATAGATTTTATTTGTGCTACACCTAGTGGTCTTATATTTCTATATTCATATTCTACAACCACATAATAATTTTGTCTTTGAAGATTATTTTCATTATCTAAAAATACAATTGATGTGTTTTCTTTAAATTCTATACAAACATTTTGTATTACAACAATACCAGGTGTAAGATGCATTATCACTTTTTTATTAGCATCATCAAAAGTAAATGAATGGTTTAATCCATCAATATACATTTTCGAAGAACCGAGTATTTTTAACAACTTGTTGTGATTATCAGCATGCACTGGAGAGAGTGGTTCGATATTTCTTTCTTGTATGCTATCCCATTCTGTTGTTAAGACATATGACATATATTACTCCCTCCTTTTAATTAAAATATAAAGAACCATTCTATTATTAAATTATCCATACTTGATTTTGGAATTGTCGGAAATGTTACATGTGAAAATAAAGAAAAATTAGTTTCTGCTGTAGAATCTGTTGGTGAAACAAACATACCAGCTTCGTTAATATACGAATCAACAGCATCATCATCAGCTACTGTCATAGTTAATTTAGCTGTTAACACTGAAGAAAATTCTACAGAATCTATAAGTTTCTTATTACCACTATCGGCATACCCGGCGCCACCTTCTGAATTTAATACTAATGTGGTATATAAACTAGTATCTTCATCAGTAGGCCATATGGGTTGAAATGGTGTAGTGTCTGTTGCTCCTCCAGATCCAACCGAAAACCATCTTGGTAACCAAGCGTGTTTTTCATTAGAACCTAATTCATATGGTAATCCAAATAATCTTTGCATAAGATAATTTCTTCCAGCTATTACTATTTTATTATTTTTATTAACAATTAATTTATTGTTTTTATAAATCTTTACTTGTCCTTCTAATAAAGACTTATCACGTGTTTTTACTGAATCATATAATTTAATGGATTTATCCATTTTATATACACACCTCTTTTAAAAATAAGTGATAACAATTTAAAATATATATTATATATTCTATATATTTTGTGGTTCAAGAAATATTAATCTTACAGCTTGTGTGCCACCACCAGTTACAAATGCAGCTAAAACAACATCGCCAGTGTTGTTATTAATAGTTAAAGCTGTTGGCTGTTGTTGTTCATCATCTAGGCTTTCTGTTGTGCTAGTGTATATTAAAATAGGAGTTTGTAATGTATTATTTTCAAATTTTATTTTGTAAACATATACAGTATAATAATCAGCCCATTCATCAGTATCATAATTGAATGCCGAAACTGCTACATAACAATTTCCGTTAAAATCTCTTGAACTTCCGTGGTAACCATAAAAATGCGTGTTACCTTCAGGAATAGGAATTGTTACATATCCAAGTGATGTACCGGAACTATCAAATCTTTCAATTATAGTATTTGTGTAAGCTTCCATACCATACATACCTAACTGTGTTAACTGCATACCTAAAGCTGCGAAAGTACCATCGTCAAATCCAAACACATCTTGACGACAACAATTTTCAATATTAGAAAAAGTTAAATTACAATATGCTATTAAAGTACCATCGGATGTTAATATATTAACATCTGTTTCATTAACTAAAGAACCGGGTCTTTTCCCAAAAATATATTCACCGTTTGGTGATACACTTCCTATAGTAGCATATTCATCGTATAATTCTGGTTTAGCTGGATCGTCCGGATATATTTCTATTGATCTAACTCTATCATCAATATTAACATCATTAAGTGGATCGAATGTTCCGTTTTCAATAGTTGTCAAGTAATCCGGTGTTGTAATATATAAAATACCGTGCCTAGCAAAATAACCATTGTCATATTTATCGATACAACCATCGTAAACATGACCATCTGTAGATCCTAATTGTGTTAAAGAACCAAGATCGGGATCATATTGTGTAGTATACATAGTATATGGAGTCCACCCGTATGAATGATAAAGCTTATTAGTTGAATCAAACATAAAGGTATCTTCTAGTGTAAACCACTCAAGATAATAATAATTTGTAGAAGCTACATACGTATCACTATCCAAATTAGGATCACGAATCCACGGAACCCACGAATCATATTTAAATCCAACAGGATAAATTTTTTGTTTAGAATGTATCTTAATTTCTAAATCTGTAAAACTACTACCTATTGGTAAATAAATTACCGGTCTAATCCATCTTATATTGTGTGGTGTAGTAGTGATAGATTCTAAATCTGTTTCGTCCATAAACTCAGCCATGTCTAATATGTCACCAGATTCTAGAATTTTAACTACATATCTAAAATTAGTAAAATTATATAAATACGGAAGCTGTTTTCTAAACCATCCCAAGACACTATCATAACACCAGCAATTACTTAATCCATCAATATTCTGGTTATCGTAATGTGGTGGCCTTTGAACAAAATCAAAATTTAACGCATAACGCACATTTGAATCAGCATTAACCGATATAGAAGAAATAGTATAATCTTCACCTACATAAAACTTATCCCTACCAATTAATATAACATCTCTGTCCCACATATTAGCCACTGTGTCGGTCGTGTGATCCCAACTTAAATAAGATAGGTAATCTTCTTCATCATCCAACTTATTCATCTCTGGTACGTGAAATTTCCAACTGGATGGATATGTTCCCGTATATGTTTTTTTATAATAATCTGTTTTAAAAATTCTTAATTCTTCTGTCAATATTTCTTTGTTATTATCAAATACTAAAATATTTTCAGAATCATCTAATCTGAAATCCATATATAATTGTGTTTCTATATGTGGTTTTATTTCTTTCTTTATTTGTTCTCGTATGTTTTGTAATGAATCATATGTATCTGGTACTGCTGGTGTTTCATCAAATAATTTATATATTACACCTGTTGATATTTGTTTAATTAATATTTTTTTAATAGAATCTCCGATAGCTATTGATTCGTCCAAATCATTTCCAATTTTAAAAATAGGTGATGTATCTATATTAAACGCGTGATATGGTTTAACAAAATTAACTATTATATTTAAATATTCTTTATATAAATATGTGTATGTTGCATATATTTTTAAAGGAAATATTTTTCTTGTAAAAGAATATAATATTTGTTCTAACACAGTTAAAAAAGATAGATAAAACTGATTACCTAATATTAATGCTTCATTTAATAAGCCTATTTCAGAATCACTTGGTGTGTATTCTGTATCAAAAAATTTAGGTCTTGGTGCTAAATCGAAAATATAATCTCTTGATACTTTATTTAAAATATCGGGACGACTATTAATTAAAGTTTCTAATTCAATTAATTTAGTTTCAATCCAATTATAGAAAAACGGATTTAAATTATTTAATTCATCGTATGATTCGTAATCTATAAATTTAGTACCTTCTTTATAAAACCATTTTTCAAATGTTTGCATTCTAGTAAATTTTTCATCGTAATCTGTAGCTGGTTTAGATAAGTCATTAAACATTTTTAAAGCCATCGGAATATCTATTTCAGGATCGGTGACGGTTCCATTCCAACCCATTCTGGATATACCAACAGATTCTTGAACTTCTTGTGGAAAACCCCAATATAATTTATCAAAAACCATCCATAGACCAAGACATAATTCATCAAAAGATATAAAATCCCCATATCCTTCTATAGTAATAAGTCTTGTATTTTCACCAGACAATTCTTTATTATCATAATACTGTTTAACTATATCTAATGCTATAGAAGTTTCTGTTACAGTATTTGTAGATAAAAATGTCTGTATAGAAAAATATGATGTCTGTGCTGGAAATTTAGACACCGGTGAACCACCACACTTTCGTTATAATAATATTTATTAAATTATAATTATAAATATTTTTTAATTGATTCTACCAATTCTTTAGCTACTTTATCCTGAAAAGCTTTATTTTGACACATTATTGCTTCCCTTGGATTAGATATAAAGCCTATTTCTAAAAGTATAGCAGGCATTATTGTTCTTCTTAATACATAAAGATTTTTTCTTTCTTTTACACCACGTGTTAAAAAACCGGTTGCTTTTGGTAATGTTTTAGCAATTGTTTTATTTATAACTGGTACTCTCATTAAATCATATACTAATGATTCGGAACCACGGGCTGCTTGATTAGCAGAAGCATTATGATGAACACTGATAAAATAGTTAGATCTATTATTATTAGCTATGACACATCTATCTTTCAAAGTAATAAATCTATCATCTTCCCTCGTCATAATAACATCTGCACCAGCTTCTAAAAGATAATGTTTTAGTTTGAAAGAAAAAGATAAATTAAGATCACATTCTCTTATATCATTAAAACCAATTGCACCGGGATCACATCTTCCACGACCACCGACTGCAGTGTTGCAGCCGTGGCCGGGATCTATACAAAATTTAATTGTCATTTTTTCACCAACTTTTAAATCAAGTTTTTACATTATACTGCTCCAAAATCTGAAGCACGTAGCGGACCATCAGGACCATAAAGAGCAAGTGTATAGTCATCAGGAACGGTTTCCGCATTATATTCAACAACATATGTGAAATGTAGTGTAACCTCGCTAAAATCACTCGCAATAGCAATCGTTGGATTGATGCCTTGTGGAAAATAACATCTTGGATCATCATAACAAGGACCACCAACAAGTAAAGTAACTTCTTTACTTTCATTCGGGCCCAAATCTATGGTATGCCATGGGACGCCATAGTTGTCAACATAAACACCATCTGCTAACATAGCCCATGCTATAGGGAAAGTATCACCTATTTCAATACAAACTTTTGTTGTATGTGTTGAATCATTGTTAGTAATAGTAACCGTGTAGCTAATACAAACAGTATCAATACTTTCTACGGGATACGGAACTATAACTTCTTCTCCACGTACTTCTCTTATAGAAGTGACAGTTGTAGTAAAATCTATATTTTTTCCAGGCAAGCTACTGCATAATTGAAGTGATTTTTCTTCCCACGCATTGGTAGAAAAATCATATTTATATAATTTGTTTATATTAGACGAATATGTTCTATATGTGTAATATAAATATAGAGCGCCATTTGCAATTTTTAAACACGCCGTTTTATCATCATTGTTTGCACTAGGCATAGTTGATGAACTATCGTCGATAATAGACCATGTATCAGCAAGTGGATCATATTCATATAATATACCAGATTGATAATAATAAAGTTTATTCTGATATGTAGTAGCTAAATTTTGTCTATAATATTCTGTTGTAGAACCAATGAAATCTGCTTTTTGAGTCCATGTATCTGTTTTTATATTATATTCCCACAATTCAACATCAAACACTACATATATTTTATAACCTATAATAGTCGAAGCATGTCGAGTTGTGCCTGACGGACATGTGGATTTCGGTATCCATATATCTGTTTTAATATTGTATTCCCAAACCGGGTTTTCAGTATCTGTAAAACTACCAATAATATATAATTTATCATTATAATAATTCATTGTACATGTTGTAAATATTGCACTTGCTTCAGATAATGTATCATAAAAACCACTTGAAATTCGTGTGTACCCATCTTTTTCATTGAATTTAATTATATACCCATATTTAATTAATAAATAAATATCTGTGCCTACAGAAACCATATCTTCTTTGGCTTCATTATATACATTATTATATGGTATAAAGTTTTTACTAATATTATTCCAATGTTCGGTAGAAGTATCATATTTATAAATATGGTTTATAGCTTCATCATTATACAGACCAGAATAATTAGTATATTGTTTAATAAATAATTGTTCACCGTTTGAACTCATTATTGCAAGACTTCCGGCTGGAACATATGTTTCATATACAAAATTTCTATATAATGGGTTTTCATCCCATTCCATATAATTAATATTATAAGCTTGTATTGATTGAATATTATCATTTTTCTCATATGGTAGTTGTTTTGTTGGATTTAAAACCGGTTTAAACTTCATATAATTATACATATAAAAATAATAATTAGATAAACTGCAATTCCATCTTATAGAATGTATCCAATATCCTACTTGTGTTATATGTAAACTATTTTCAAAATCCATTCCTATCGGATAGTATAAAGATCCTGTTGCTACAGTATTCAATAAATTCATATTTTTATCATATATTCTTAATTGAAATTGATTGTTAAAAAGATAGTCTTCATATTGAAGTTTATATATATCACTATTAAGAGGTCCCGATATGTATATATTATTATCTCTACCAACATTGAAACACAGGTCTTCATAAATATCATAATCATCTGAATCAAAATCATCTAACCTATATGTGGGTATTGAATTAAAATAATTAGCAACAAAATTATTTTTTTCAAGATCTGTTTCTAAGTTTTTAAAAGTACTTATGGTGTTTTCAATATTATCTATATTTATTTCTTTGATTCCATAATATACATCATCATTAATATCAACATCATCAAATTTTATATATAATCTATTATTTTGTAATATACCATTTCCCAATTTAAAATAATACGGTACGTAAAAATCAATAGTATTGTCTGTTTCATCAGAAAAATCTTCTACTAATGAAAACCATTTGTTAGTGTCAGTATTAAAAAATAGATACGAATTTCCATGAGTAAATATAAAATAATTCTGGTATTTTCCTACTAATTTATCTGGTGATCCTAAACTTAAAGAATCAAAAAGATGATCGAAATTTTGTAAATTTATATTTTCTACGTTATTATTTTCTGTATTTATTTTTAAAACTTCTTTGGTATAATCAGAAAATAAATATATAATATTATCATTCTCATCATCAAAACAACCAGTAAACCACGCATATTCATCCCATTCTTCTGCCGCTGTGCTTGATATATAATCTTCTGCTTCCCACCATGAATAAGGATATGTTGATGTAGGAAGAGAATCCCATGTATCAATACCACCCTGATTATAATCAAGTGAAGAAGAAGAAGTATGATCTCGCTTGCATACTATCAATATATTGTATCTGGGTCGACGAACTATATCACCTTCGGTATATGCTGTATAAGGTTCCCACACGGGATATTCTGCACATATTATTTCTTTAAAATAATCATACCACTTTTCGTCAGCTAATATAAATTCATGTTCAACCTGATTAGTAGATAAATCTATAATATGACAATATATTCGTACGTTGGTATACCCGTAATCATATTCTACTTCTTCTATGTCATAAGTTTCTAAAACATTACCAAAACCATCTTTTAATGTGTATGTATCCGGAAATTCTTCTAAAGAACTATTATGTCCATAAATATAATCGATTCTATTTATTAACATCATTTTTCTTCCACACATAGACATTCTTGCATCGTGAACCCATTCATGCTCGTCTAGCAAATTTACATATGATTGTAATAGATCATTATGTGTTTTACAGAATTCTAAATTATATGTACCTTGCCAATTACTAGGATACATTCTAGTATT